TATGAAAATCGTTATCAGCGTAAGAGATGATTGCTTTAACTTTAGTATCCTTTCGTAACTGTTTAATCGCTCTTGAAACAAACCAAGAAGTGATATTATATTCTGATTGTTGGGTTTCAGGGTGTATGCAAAGTCGTGAAAGTTCAAATAGTCCCTCTTGCTCATCTCTCCTTAAACCAAATGCTCCTTGTGCTATTTCTGGGACAGGGAGTCCAGTAAAAATACAGACTCCCTTAATACCACCAATATTCAGTGGACTGAAATCATTGCTCTCATATAAACCGTAGTTGTATCCAGATTTAAAAGACTTAGAAAAGTCCTTAAGATAATGAAACCGCAGAAGTAACTCTGCGGCTTCGGATTTACTTACTCGATCGATATGGTAATTAGATTTCACTTGAACAGTAAGTTAAAATATGCTGCCACAACTAAAAGTGTAAGACAGATTTGGTTGTATTTCATCGACCGAATTTACGATCCATACGAAGTTTAATATAATACATGCCGATGATCCAGAGGGAGAAGAGAAACCCTTCTCCGTAACTTAGATTCATCCAGGCATCTAGTGCCTCGCCCATCACTCTTCTGCCAGTCGTGCGAAGTAGGACATTGCGTCATCATCATCTTCATCAGAGGATGAGGAGACAGTGCGAGTGGGTTGAAGAGTATTCAGTTCATCGCGGAGATCTTCGGTAAGATCACGAGAAGAACCACGGGTGTTCTCTTCCTCATCAAACTCTTCAGGATCCTGATAACGAGGAGTGCCCTTGTTACCCAGCACATAGTCCAGACGCTTCTTCAGATCATCATAGGACTTGAACTGATCGGCAGCAACGAGTTCGGCAAGAGAATACTCTTTCTTCCAGATTGCTTCCATAGCGTCATCATCGTCCAGAAGTGCATCAGGACGGGCAAACTCAGAAGAGTCATAGTTGCGGTAACCAGCAACGTTCTTTGCCTTCAGTTTGAAGTTAGCACCCTGCCAGAAATCGAACGGATCGATTGCTTCCTCATCTTCAAACTCAGGTTGCATAGCAGCAGTGAGTTTGTCGAAGATCTTCTTACCGAACTTGAACAGGAACACACGACCTTCATTGGAAGGATTAGCAGGATCCTTGACCACATAGATGTTTGCCATGTAAGTCAGTTTGCGCTTCTGCTTGCGTGCTGCTTCCTTACCAGCATCGGTGCCGTTGTTCCACAGCATCGTGTTGTACTCGGACACAGGATCCTTCTGACCAAGAGTAGTCAGAGAGTTCTCAATATACCAACCACCAGGACCTTGGAAGGCGTGACTGTAGAGTTTCACGAAAGGAAGGTCCTCACCATCAGGAGCGGGAAGGAAACGGATAACGGCATAACCGTTGCCGCTCTTATCACATTCCAGTTTCCAGAGACGCTCATCGCTGCTGGAACCACCATTGTTATTCATTTTTTCGACTTCCTTGACCAGTTTCGCGGTCAGGTTGCCAAGCTTAGATTGCTTTTTAAGGTCGGAAAACGACATTTGGATTACCTCGGATTAATTGGATTCGGGGGATTTACTCGGATAGTATAGCAAGGATGCCCTCAGTCGTCAAGATATTGCTTGAGGGATTCGATTGTTTGACTCATACTATTGAATAAAACAGACATATCGGTTTCTGCGGGAAATCCCATCAAAGAAACCGACTTGCGTAGGTTCTCTTTCATCTCAACCGCTTGTGGATCGTCTGAAAGAGATACTCTAGTATACATCACTCTTTGCTTTTCTAGCAAGGTTTGGAGTTTCTCAATGTGTTCTAATTTGGTTTCATTAGACATTGAACCAAAACTCAATATACTCCCATAAATTTGCTCTTGAAGTTTATTGATCTCTTTTAGTTCGTCTTGAATAATATCAGACTCAAAGAATTCACTCATTTTCGGTTGCTACCAACTGCTCCTCTTTAGAAGCTTCGATTTGCTCCAGAACTTCAATTGCACCATTAAGACGCATAACAGTATTTCTGATAGTTTCAAACTGGTCAATTGCAGCTTGACGCTGCTCTTTCAATTGTGCAAGAACTGCATTATTTTCAAGTGCCATAAGAAATAATCTCCTTCAAAATTTTTTTGTAATTAAACACGTCAATATTTATGAACGGACTATACTTTTTGATTTTCAAACTTACGGTTTCCCACACTGGATCATCCAACTTTTTATCAAAGTTTTTTGAGAAATGGAATATTTTGTCGTAAATTACGAAGGTTTCTAGAGATATACTCCCGCTTAGAAACTTTTTGAGTATCAGGGGGTGTCCCTTGGTACATTTGAACAAACTCTCTAACTCGTTCTCCGATAACAATTCGTTGCTTTGCTCTTTGAACAAGTACGTCAAACTCTGTTGGCGTCTCCTCCACTCGGAGTAATTTCTTTCGCCAGAATTGATAATTTCGCCAATCCATAGGTTTTGCGGGTTGTCGGTGGCAGTGAAATTAGATACTAAAAAATCTACGACTTCTTTATCAGAATACTTACGCGAGGTCTTTTCAAACCAGTACTTATCCTTTCGTTTATTGAAAGAAGTCATACTGGCACGAGTCCTCGCACCGTATTTGAAGAAATCGTATTTTGGATTTGTGAAGTGATTCTTTAGTGACAAATAATGTTGATAAGTTTCAAAGGGAGTCACGGTCATAGAGGAAGTTTTGCTCTCGATGTTCTCTTCATAAAGTTGAGGCGTGTTGCATCCCACTTCAATCTCTCTTTAAGAGGTTTTGAAACGAGTTTCGTGATAGATTCTACCTCAAGATTATTGATTTCGCAATAGTGGCAAATAGCATCAATGTAGTTGAAGTTTTCTTCTGCTACAATTTTTTCTATTTCCAGAGCAAATTTAGAAGGAGTCAAAAACTTACTTTCTATTGCTTGTTCTAGTTCTTTATTGGGTTCCATAGAGTTCCAGTTTATCTCTAACAAACTTTCTAATATATTGTGTGAGAAGTTTGATGTACTTTGATTTGTCTCGTTCTTCATAGACGACGCATTCTCCATTTTCACATGCCATGATAATTACAAGTTTTTTGACTGATATGCCAGTCAGTTCGTACAGCATACAACCATATGCCATGCACTGTACAAAATAGTGTTCGATCCACTCTCGTGGTTTGGGTTTTTTAGAAGTCTTAAAATCGATTATTGCTAACTCGCCGTCATATTCAGCGATACAGTCAACCGTGCCTGCAATGCCCAGTTGCTTACTATATAGGGAACCTTCTAAGGCGTAAATATTATTTATACGTTTTAGGTCTGTTTTTGAGATTTTGAATAAGAAATCTGACATTGGTTGAACCTTTGGTAGTTCCTCATTTTTGAGGTGATGTTCTACCAAGGTGTGCATATCTGTACCACGACTTGTTGCCTTCTTTGTGATACGATCTGCTTCTTCATCACCAACCTTTTTGCGCCAGTTGATAAAGATCTCCTTATTAAAATGACTGGTCACCGATGTAATCGAGACCAGTCGGAGAAGTTCTTCATCATCTGGAACTTTATAGTACCTTACTCCATCAATAGTCTCCCTCTCAAGTTGAGGGAGATCAATATCAACATGATTGAACATTAAAAACCTGCTTCCATTTTAGCAATAATGTATTCTTTAACGAGACCAGAACGTACAATGTCATCTACACCAAATTCAATTAAATCGAAGGATGGCATTTTACGCAAGATATTCATAAAATCATGAATACCATTACGCTCGTTTGACTTCTGCAAATCAGACTGAACAGCATCACCACAGAAGCAAATTTTGGTATTTTCACCAACACGAGTAATTATACTATCCAATTCGTGAAAATTCAAGTTTTGGTATTCATCAACGATAACAATAGCATTGTCAAGTGTAGTTCCACGAAGGAACGAAGTAGACCAGAACTTGATAGTTTCTTGTGATTTGAGATTGCCGTAGAGCATTTCAAAGTCAGCATCACTAGGCATCTGGAACATGTACTTCACCATATTCTTATATGGGATTTGGTAGATGTCTGCCTTATCTTCATGGGATCCAGGGAGAAAACCGATCTCTCTGGTTGCTACAAGCGATCGTACAAGGTAAATACGCTCATAAGGTGTGGTCTCATCCAATACATCTTGAAGTGCGTTGTAGAGCGTAATAAAGGTCTTACCAGTACCAGCACAACCATAAGCAACAATGTGCTTACCATCTTTATATGACTCAAACAGAGTTTTTTGGTTTTCTGTAAGTGGTTCAATATCTACCAAATAGTCACTATTAAGAGGTTTTTTCCTCTTCATCTGCTTTGCCGTGAGTCCAACCCCGATGGGTTGCTCTGCAGATGATCTTTTTCTTCTTGCCATTAGATTTTCTTTACTCTAGAACGAGGTGCTTTTGCTGCTTTACCTAGGACATCATTCCAACCAGGATTCTTGGCGATGAGTTTATCTCGCCACTCTCCAACTTCCCCAGGTTGTGGACAAGTAGATGGATCTGACCAATCCCGTTGCCAATCGGGATTGTCTTTACACCACTGAGACCAGTCGTGAACACTCATGCTCACTTCTTTCTGCTCTCCAGTTTCTTTGTGAATAACAGGATAAGTCGCCATAGTTACAAATTCAAGATGATTTATTTAGACCCACTCCAGTGCTTCTGCCACTGTGGGAAACTGCTCTGAAAAGATTTTCTTACATGCTTCTGCGATATCCATGTGCTCTTTCTGGGTTCCATTAGCAGAACGCAGTTGAATGTAATGAATCCAAGAACGACAGGAACCAGACATATAGAGTCGGGTAGGAGTTGCCAGAGGAAGCACAAAGCGAGCACACTCTTTGGCAATACCCTCATCAAGCATCGTTTGATACAATGCCATCGCGTCCCTGAAGTGATCCTGCATCAACATTTCATACTTCTGCTTGACGAAAGGATCAATGTCGTCAATAGAATTCTGACGATTCTTGGTATCTTGACGACGAAGTTCTGGGAGCGGGATCGTCTCCGAGAGTAGGGAAGAATCAGCATAGCGTTGCGAAAATTCTTGATATGTGAAAGAACGGTGCCGCAAAATTTGAGCTGCCAGACCACGAGTAGTCTCAATCTCAAGCGTCATGAACGACTGTTCAAAGACACTCCAGTGGTTGTGCTTAATACAATAACCCAACAACTTAGCATAATTGGGATTTTCCTGATTATTAGGATTGCTCACACGAGCAACATATGCCATTGTTTGCTCCGCATCAGGAGTCACACTAACCAGTTTTACACTCATTTACCAAATCCTTTCGATGTTTTCTTTTCTATTTCTGCGAGTTGCTCTTTCAACTCACGAAGTTGTGCCTTCATCTCTATGATCTTTTCTTCTGTATAGAGATGATCTTGCTTGATTAGGCGCTCAAGCAACTTGATAAGTTTTTTAGATCTACTAACCATTAGTCTGGGTATCCATCGTCGTCATCAAAGATTTCATCATAGTCGTGAAGTCCTCCTTTTACATCCTCATAGTTCAAATAACTCTGAGTATCAGAATAAACTTCTGCTTTAAGAGAATCTACAAGAAGTTCAAGATTACGGACGATGAGTTTAAGTTTTTCTTTGTCCATGAGATACGGTTCTCTCAAGCAATTATACACAAAAAAAGAGGGTTCGTCAAGAACCCTCAGATCTTAATAAGTTTTCAAACCATTCTCGCAGATGGATTCGGTAACATGACCAATAGTTACATCCCCGATATTTGAGTTGATAACATGATGGTGGTCTGTTATCTCTATCCATATCATCGTAATGATACCGATAGTCTTCCATTTTACTTCCTCGTTAGAAGAAGTACTTCTCCGTATAACAAGCAAATAAAAGCAACGCTAAAAAGGGTTCCGAACCCAGCTACTTGAAGTGCTTGCATGGTTTTACTTATTGTAAGTGTGACCGCGATAGCAGAATGTTCCGTGAATTTCGTCAACACCTTGCTGACACTCATACTTAACACCACGATAGGATGTCATAGCAATTTGTGCGTCGTGCAGTGCTGATGCTTTCTGGATCTGCTTTTTGATCAGAGTGAGTGTGTTCATTTGTCGTACCTGAAATACTAGGGTGAGTTTTAAGTCTCCCGTTCCTTCAGTCGTTTGCGTCCTGTGCTTCAAAACACTTAGGGTCTGTATGTTCCATCCAATGGATGTAGATATCAGCCTTTTCAAAAGGAGTGAAGAGAGTTGTCTCATCTAATCCTTGCTTCAACCATTTCAAATCTTCACAGCGAAGATAATTCTCCACTGGGACATGACTAAAAAAGATGAGTGCTAATGATAACATAGGATGAACGCTCCGTTCCGCGACTTACTTGCGTCCTATTCGCTATTCGCAAATAGCGAATGGGATGAACGTAAGGGTATTATACCCCTAATGTGAGTATTTATCAAGTAAGTTCTGTAAAATACGATACAAAACCTTACAGAGCAAAAATTTTGCCGGGAATTTTTCCCTCGCTCAGGGAAATCACTTCCTCTTTTTGGTTTTGGGTGCTTGATATCCCCAGGTCTTTGGGTTGTGCCTACCCTCTCCGTACTTTATACCTTTAAGTCCTTCACGAAACTTATCCCAGTACATATCAAACACATTTACTGCCTTTTGACTTCTGGTCAAGTCAAAACATGTAATACCATCAACTTCATAGGTTACAATCCTTGCATCATTGGGGACGTCCTTGGTACACACCTGTTCCCAAGTTCCATTTTCAACTAGGATTTCACATCCATATTTCTTTCTAGAGTTTTCCTTTTCTGTAGGTGTCCAGTTATACATAAGGTCTTCCTTTACAGGTGCCTCTTCAGACACCCTTGCCGTGTTTCTTGCCATTATAAACACTCCAATTGGTATTATATATTACGAACGATTACCCCATTGAATATCAGGGAAAGCTTCCGCAACAATTTCTTTTGTAATTTTGTACTTTTCTCCTAGTCTCTTGTCCTTAGTAAGGATAAGGATCTCTGCTTCAAGCGGATGAAGACCTTGGAGAATATTAATAAACATAGTCTCTCTACGAAGAGAACTCAACCCATCGTTACCACCTTTAACAAAGTTGTAAAAACGCTTGAACTCTTTACGAATAGAAGACTTTCCTTGATCTTGTGATCCAAGAGAGTTAGAACCCAACTCATTCATCTTGGAAACAGCATCACTAACTTTCTCTGATAGAGTGCCACTGAAAGAATTCTGCTCATCAGTTCCAGCATATGGAACATCACCAGGAGGGAGAAGACTAACTACACTCTCATCAAAGTTCCAGATCAATACAACCTTAGTGGCAGGATCATTAAACTTACGCAATGCCTCAACCTTCCTTGCTTTTGTCCTTTCTGAAGAAACTACATTCAGAATTTCATATACGAAAGGATTAGTAGGAAGGTCGGGGATTGGTTTTTGTGCTGCCTTTGGTTTGGTTGCTTTAGCAGCAGGTTTTGCCTTACTCGTCGATGTCTTCTTCGTCGTTTGTCTCGTAGTCATGATAGTTTTCAAAGTTAAATGCGATCACCTCATCTGGTATCAGGTTACCCTGACTGTCAAACATTTCGGGGTGAGGTCTTGGTACTTCCCGATAGTTCATCATGTATTCTCTTGCCACCCAACCTGCCATTACTCCCACTACAAGAAACAATACGGTTAGAAATGAACCGAATACTAAACTAACTGCTAACATTTCTTTTACCTCGGGAAACTACTTTTCTCTTCCTTGTTTTTAAGGAGAATTCGAAATAGATGGTAACTTCCCTGTTCAGAAAGCAAACCATCTTCTCAAAAATTACATGTAATGGTTGAGTTTGCTTTCTTTTACCTCCATGAAGAATAAGTTCAACCCCGCGATTAACACGGATCTTGCTTTTATTTATGTTGTTATCAGACGATTCGTTGCTCTTTGAGGAATTTGATTGTGTCAACTGATCCTCCTAGTTTCTTTTCGTCACAAATTACCTGAGGAAAAGTAGATCCTTCTCCAAATTCAGAATAGAACTCTTCCTTAGTAAAGTCCCTATCAAGAGTATAAACCACAAAGGTGCTTCCCGTCAACTCAAGAACTTGTTTTACCTTTGAGCAATAGGGACAATCTGGTTTGGAATAAACAGAAAAATTCATAAATTGATTTCGAAACATTTTTTGATAGATTATATATGGTAAATGATATAGTGTCAATATTATTCTACATTATCAAATGTTGGAAGAAGATCATTCACATTTTGTTGAATCAGAACATCATTCGAAAAATCATACGTGCAGATTCTTCTCTTACGAACCAAATCTACATCATCATATGCTACAACAATATAGTGTTCATATGTGCCAACTAGTCAGATATGCCATAATTGATTACAATTTTCAGATATTATATAAGTTTTGGTTCTGGTCCTTCAGGTTTAGGATTATTTTCTTTGACTGCGTCGATAGCAGCAATCCAAGCACCATTAGATAAATTACCAGACTTTATATCGTGGTAAAGCATATCCAACTGGTCTTTAACATGTGGATACTCTTTCTCACGAGTTCTCTCATAGAGATAGTAGTTATAAATTTCTACTTCTCTTACAATTTCGGCTTCAACTTCTTCCCAAGTGGGTGGTTCTCTACCTTCATCATCTTCCCACCCAACAAAGGTGGTATTTGATAAGTCCCAACGGGCACCTGGACGAAGTGTATTGATAGCGGTATCTACACCAGGAACTGGGTACTCGATACCCTTAAACTTTCTGTAAGCCATATAATCAAATAAGTGATATACGATGTTATTTAGATCGTAAATAAATACCGTAGTTATATCAAATACTTTGAAAATAGTAATTGTTGGTGCGGGTAATGCTGGGTGTCTTACGGCATTACATTATGCTTGGCATACAAGAAAAGATGAATCTATAGAAATAGAATTAAGATATAATCCAAACATTCCCACAGAAAAAGTAGGACAGGCAACAGTACAAGAACCACCGAAACTTCTATGGGCAGCAACAGGATTTGATTGGTACAGCAATCCAATTCATGCAACGTTTAAAACTGGAATACTGTATGAGAATTGGGGAAAGAAGCATGAAAACTGGTTCCACCCATTCTCTGCGGACCAAATGGCAATGCACTATTGTCCAAAAGAGATGCAAGATTATGTGCTAGGTTGTGGTCTATTCAAAGTCGTAGAAGATGATGTAAAAGATATATCAAACATTGATGCTGATTACATCTTTGATTGTAGGGGAAAACCAGAAGATTACGCCGAGTATGATCTTCTTAATCACCCAATCAATTCATGTATTCTCGCAAAACCAAATTGGGACACTGAGAAAGTTTCTTGGAGTCGACATGTGGCAACTCCAGATGGATGGACATTTGTAATTCCAACGGTTAAGGAGTCACCATCAAATCCATACTGCGTTGGATATTCTTATAATGACAAGATAACTTCAAAAGAAGAAGCAGAAAAGAATATGTTGGATTTGTTTGATGTAGAGATAACCAAGCATGTATCCTTTAAGAATTACATCGCTAAAAATCCAGTTATAGATGAAAGAATTATCTTGAATGGAAATAAATTCTTCTTCTTTGAACCACTAGAGTCAACATCAGTTCAAAGTTATCTTGTATGGGCTAGAAAAGTTTATGATGTAATCATTGATAAGAAAACTACCTGGCAGAAAGCAACAGAAGATATGATGAATTACTTAGATGAAACCAGAAACTTTATTCTCTGGCACTATCACTTTGGTTCAAAGTATGATACTCCTTTCTGGGACTATGCCAAGACAATAACATTCAAAGATAAAAAGTTTGGTGCAATCTTAGAGTACATAAAGACAACAAACCACCATGACATTCTACCAGAAAGTTATGGTGGTTCGACCTATGATAGTTCAAAGTATTCTCAGTGTTATCTATGGAGTCTTAAGAACTGGTATGATGGTATGACTATGCGTCAGGATCATCCTCATCAGGTGGCTCTGTTAAAATGAATTCAGCATACTCCTCTGCGGTTTTCCAAAGGATCCAAGTCTGTGTTGCTTCGTCCCAATCATATTGCCCACCATCAGTTGGATATGGTAGTGGTGGTTCCCAATCACAGGTATCCTCATTCAAAGTCCATGTATCAAAAGGTTTTGGTGGAATGAAAGCATCTCTATCTGGATCATAGGTCCCACCAATTACAGCATAATTTTTTCTTAAAGGTTGTTTTGCCGTACTTGGTTCTAAATCTTGATTAAGATATACACCTTGTCTGGTATTATAAGATGTTTGAACCCAAGTCAAATGTCCAGTATTGTTTATCAATCTTTGGATCGCGTTCTCTTCACTACGATTTCCTTCTCCATCTTCAAAAAAAGACTCATCAACAACGACAATATTTTTAACGACGTTGTTTAATCCTATTTGAGCAAAGTGTGCCATGTGATTATGAAAATTTGTTTTTTACATATTCAGTAGAAATATAAAGATTTCCACTTACTATTATTCTTTCTTTATTTATTTTATGTTGGGGCACTCTATGTTCAAGTAGAGATGGAAATATTAGAATATCCCCTTCTTTTGGGTGAAATTCAAACTCATTGAACACTAGTGGTGCAGATCCCTCTGGACAACGAACATAATATACAAAGGAATATGTTGCTGGAAAATGATGATGCGTTAAAGCATATTCATTTTCTCTGTAGATTAAACCCCATATATTACCAACCTCCCAGGAACCACGCCATAGTTCATTAAAGTTTCCATGATCATTTAAGCACGCAATAATATAGTCCATCAGTTTTTTAAATGATGGTGTTCTCATATTAAAAGAAGTCATGTAACATCTACATGAAGTGTTCTTGTTTTGAACATCTCCACTACTTCTTATATCTTTTTCTAGTTCATCATTCAATTTCTCAAAGTAGGGATATTTAAACTCATATATCCCTACTTTTTGATTTACTTCAATTAAGTGCTCCATCAACCGGAAAGATATCTAACAATAACAATTCCAGATCCACCATTACCACCACCTGAGTTTGGTCCTACGGTTCCACCGCCGCCACCACCTCTATTTGCTAGACCACTTCTTGGGGATTTACCTGGTCTTCTACCTCCACCATATCCAATTCCATTAGTCGGAACTTCTGGATCTGGTCTACCATTTCCTGGTTCTCCACCACCAGCATAACCAACAGAAGATCCAGAAATACTATAAGTTAATCCTCGACCAGAAGTGGAAGCATTCCATCCAACGGTTCCAGTTGGTCCTCCTTGTCCGGCACCACCACCACCGCCACCACCATATCCAGGTGCTCTCCATCCAGGATGTCCCCATCCAGAACCAGGAGAATTAGAACCATCGGTTCCTCCAGTGGAAGAGTTGGTTGAACCGCCGTTTTGTGGTCCAGGGTCAGCCCATCCACCACCACCACCTGAACCGCCACTCTGACCGCCGCCAGCAGATGGTCCTTGCATACCAATTCCACCACCACCGCCGCCAGGGGAGGTAATAGGACCGAATGTAGTGGTCCCTCCACCACCACCATTTGCTGAACCAGCACCACCAATGCTTACTGCATAACTTCCAACAGATACTGCAAAACTATTTGAATAATATAATCTTCCAGCACCACCTGCTCCTCCACCACCTAGTGTTCCGGGAGGAGCAGATCTATGCCCAGCACCGCCGCCACCAAGAACTAAAACTTCAACAGATCCAGCACCTGCGGAAGTAACCTGAAATGTATCTGGACCAGAAGTAAATGTATGAATTTTATATCCACCAGAAGTTGTTACTGTTCCACCAGATGCTTGTAGTGTTCCTTGGTCACCAATTGCCTGCCAAGCTGATCCAGTATAGATTTCAACATTTCCACTGGTCGTATTATAAACAACCATTCCAGTGGTAGCACTTAAGGAATTTCTCTGTGAAGTAGTTACAGAACTAATTTCAATATTATTTGAATTTAATCTGGTTGCCATATCAATTATTACCTTTAAGATTATTTATTTCTTCTTTAAGTAAATAAATTTCAGATCTAAGTTCTTTAATTGCTTCAACTAAAAGAGCAACAAAGTTTTGATACGCAACTGACTTTGGATCATCACCAAATACAAGTTCAGGAATAATATTTTCAACCTCTTGTGCAATAAATCCAAGAGAATGTTGTCCATTTTCTTTATAATCAAACTCAACACCCCTTAATTTACAAACTTTTTCAAGAGCATCTGCAATAGTTGTAATGTTAATTTTGAGTTTAATATCAGAATTGGATGTTACTGATCCAGCACAAGTTAAGTTTGTTCCATCAAAAGTTAGATTACTAGAAGTAGTTGCTACGTTAGATCCATTTTTGTAAAGAACTTGGTTTGCTGATCCAGCAACTGGTCCAGGTATGCCTTGAATACCCTGAACACCTTGAGTACCATAAGTGCCTTGAGTACCAGTGATTCCCTGAGTTCCATTAGTACCTTGAGCACCTGTAATTCCTTGAATACCCTGAGTTCCTTGAGTACCCTGAGTTCCATTAGTACCCTGAGTTCCTTGAGTACCCTGAGTTCCTTGAGTACCCTGAGTTCCATTAGTACCCTGAGTTCCATTAGTACCCTGAGTTCCTTGAGTACCCTGAGTTCCTTGAGTACCCTGAGTTCCATTAGTACCCTGAGTTCCTTGAGTACCTTGAATACCTTGGATGCCCTGAGTACCTGTAATTCCTTGAATACCCTGAGTTCCTTGAATACCTTGAGTGCCTTGAACACCCTGAAGAGCAGCATTGGAAATAGTTGCCTTCTTTAAGTCTCCAACATCAGCATCATAAAGAAGAATATAATCGCTACCAGATGGTTGTCCAGAAGTTAGTTCAGCGCGATTACTAATAACTCCAGCACCAACAGTAGTCAGAGAAGAATTGGTAACTCCTGCTCCAAGAGTGGTCGCTGAAAGAACATCAGCACTGTTAATCTTATAAGTTCCACCAGTATATACATCTATTCCTCCAGAAACAACATCTACTCCAGATTGGAATGTAGATACACCAACTACATTTAGACCACCATCTGTGATTCTAAGACCAGAACGAGCGGTAGAAATATAAACCGCATCAACGTTAGTAACGTCTTCATAAACTAATGTACCAAGAACGGTAAGATCTCCACTAACTTCTGCATTACCAGTAATACTTACACCACCAGAAGTGGTCTCAAATTTCTTATCACCGAAAGCATAGTATAACTCTACACCTGCATTATCAATAAACTTTGCTATAGGTTGATTTCCACCAGTTCTAATTTCGGTAGAATTACTTTTTATCCATAAAGCACTACTAGCGCCAGTTTCCTGAATATAACTTGTACTCCCATCACTAAAGATTTCTAAATCTACACCATCACCAAATCTCAGTTTATCATTATCACCAAGATTTACATTACCTTGGAATGTGGCGATACCAGCAACTTCTAATTGATTAAATGATGCTGTTGTGGTATGAATTGTTACTCCAGATCCAACACTAATTGTATTAGTATCTCCATTAAGAGTAACCGAAGATGAACCAACAGTAAGAACACCAACGATACGAGCATCACCAGCAATACTTAGATCATTACCAACAAAAAGATTATCTTGTGTGGTAACAATGCCAACGAATGTAGAAACACCAGAGACATTCAGTTGATCAGTATCTGTTGTTCCTGTTACATCAATACCAGTAGACTTGGTAGCAAACTTCTGAATGCCATAATGGGAAAGAATAACCTCACCAGTAAGACCATTTGCATGGATGTATCCAGTCGTGCCTGAACCTGAACCATTGTCGGCAGAAATATAGATACCCTTGTCAGCAGCGGCATTTCTAATTATTAAGTGATCAGTAGTGTTGATAATGTAACTGCTAGTATTATGATAAATCTGTAAGTCTTGACCAGCACCAAATATTATCTTATCATCATCACCAAGATCTACATTACCTTGGAATGTAGAGACACCAGAAACATTCAGTTGGTCAGTCTGGATCGTTCCAGTTACGTCAATACCATAGTTTTGCGTTTTAAGTTTTTCGTTCTCGTCTTGATAAAGTGAAATGTATTTACCAACCTGCTCACCATCATCAAATACAGAACTTGGCCACGTTTTTAAATATCTGGTTCCACCATTGTCTGCAATGTCGATATAATCACTACCACTACTTCCAGATCTTATCGACAAAGGAGTCCCACTTTGCGCCTGAATGTAATTTCTGCCTGGAGAACCAGATTGGTGCCGAATGTATAAATCATAGCTAGCACCAAAATAAAGTGAATCATTATCACCAAAATATGCATCACCTTGGAATGTAGAAACTCCTACTACATCTAATCCACCACCAGTGATTCTTAGACCAGATCTTGCCGTAGCGATACCAACAGAATCAACATTAACTACGTCCTCATAAGTAAGAGTTCCACCAACCGTTACATCACCACTGAATGATGCACTAGTAGCAGTAAGAACACCAGATATTCTTACATTATCCAGTTCTGTATGCCCATCTACATCTAGATCACCAGAAGCACTTAAATTTCTTGTAGTAATATCTTCTCCAACTGATCCTCCACCTTCAACATTAAGTGTTGATGCATGGAGAGTACCTCCAACATAAAGATCGTTTTGGAACGTACCAACTCCAACAAATGTGGATATTCCAGCGTCTACGATATTTCTACTATCATCAACAATAGTAGAATTAGAAATCTTAATTGCCATCTACCGTCCTCGTTTGCACTAGGTAGTTTTTAGTATTTAGGAAATCACTCCAGTGCAGATATTCTTTGTTCGAGTTCTTCTATCTTTTGTTGTTGTTCTTTTACAACTTCAATCAAAAGACCCACTAAACCATTGTAATTTACACCCTTCTTAGTATCACCATAAACCAATCGTGGCATCACTGCTTCAACTTCCTGTGCTATGATACCAGCAGAAGGTAATCCACCTTGGGATTCTATCCAATCAAAGGTAACTCCACGAATCTGAGAAACTTTTCCGATTGGATCATCAATTACTGCAATATTTTCTTTGAATCTTTCATCTGAAGTGGTATTGAAGTCTGCTGCTTGTACTGTTCCTTGAGCAAAAATAGTTCCAACAAAAGTAGAAACTCCAGTAACATTTACCTGGTTAGTAAATGTAGTTCCAACAACTGTTACTCCATACCCTGTGGTTTCAAGTTTCTTAGAACCATTATAGAAGAGTCTTACAGTTCTTCCAGATCCATCATTAAGTGCTTCAACCCAATTCTCATTTGATTGTGATGGGTTTTGAAGTTTTAAATCTTGACCACGGAGAAGTAGTGTTCCTGTAGAACTATCTTCATGAAGAATGAGGTTATCAGTGTCAGAATATAACCACCCATCATTATCATTTCCAAAATAAATTCTATTGTTATCACCAAAGTATGCGTTATCATTAAAGGTTGAAACTCCAGTTACCTCAAATCCACCACCAGTAATTCTTAATCCAGATCTGGCAGTGGCAATACCAATAGAGTCTTGATTGGTAACGTTCTCATAAGTAAGGTCGCCAAGAACTGTTACGTTTCCACTGAACTCAGCACTAGTGGCAGTGAGAATACCAGAGATATTAACATTATCAAGTTCAGCATGTCCAGTGATGTCAACACCACCTACTGTGGTTTCAAATTTCTTGGAGTTGTTGTAGTAGAGTGATACCTCAGCATTTTGATTTGCCTCTATTGCCAGTTCATTAGAGTTTGATCTTATATGAACACTACTTCCATCTAAGTATAGTCTTCCTGTTCCAATCTCTCTAATAAAACTATGACCTCCACCATGGTAAATCTGTAAATCATCACCATCACCAAAATACAATCTATCATCATCACCAAGATATACATTATCTTGGAATGTAGAAATACCAGAAACAGTAAGATTTCCTCCATTAACATCTAAACTTCCATTGATAATTGTCTTATTAGATGCTGCAGGATCAATGTTAATGTTACCAGTAGTTGAAGAGAATGTATTAGCAGCAAGTTGAAGGTTACCAACAGTTAAACTTGTTGGAGTAATGAGAGTTTGATTCGAAACTCCATCAGTAACAACCAGGTTTCCAACATTCTCTAGGTCGTAAGATGTAGAGGCAAAACTTACTTGCCCAGTTTCTTGATTGATATAAAGAGAATCGCCAACTCTAAAGTCTCCAGATTGATCAATACTTACAAAAGAAACTTGACCACTGTTAAGTTCAACTACTTCATTAGACTGTACTACAAGTGTTGCGTCATTGGTAAAATCTTTACCTGTTCCAACATGATTAAAGTTAGTAGCAAATAGTCTTAACTGAACACCAACCCCATCCGCAACAACACCTTGAGATCCATATTCAACGGCACAACCGACTGAACGCATCTCAGCACCAAACATAGTATAGTCGGCAAGAGTAATAGCACTAGCAATACCAGTTTGAGTTACGCCATCAGATTGGAAGAACCTAACATCCTGTGTGGTTCCAATACCAACCGATGTAAATGTACCATATCCTTTACCACTAATTCTAGCGTAATCAGTATTATAATTAGTGATCGTACCAACAGCAACTACTGAACCACCAGAGTCATAAAGTTTAACAACATCATTAACTGATGGTGTTACTCCAGGAGTTCTAAACTTAAGTCTTGTTTCAGCAGTACCTGCAATACCAACCGTACCACCAAGACCAACAATTGCCTGAGAGGCAAAGTAGTGGAAGCAGTTTAGGTATTCTGCACGAGCACCATTTGTTAGGATGATACCTTTGTTGTTTGGTGTAAAGAATGTTACTTCATTGAAAAGCATTCCTGCTTCTAATGAATTACTTGCTACCTTAGATCCATCAACTAACGCACCTCTACCTGCCAGGTATGTTGTTGGTGGATTATCAGGAGTATCATATCCATATGGATCACTTGTAGTTACTGTAGATCCAGTATTAAGAACAGTTACTCTCTGGATATAAGGACTTCTAGTCGTGATTGCGATACCAGTTGCATATGCGAAAGCATATCCTGTATCGGTAGAAGAATTATAGAAAGAATCTTTAATAGTAAAGTCTTCTAATGTAGAGATATCATTTAGTTCAAATACATTATTAGTCTTTGTAGCATCTGAAGGTTTAATTGTTGTTGCTCTTAAACCAGCACCCTTAACAGTTACTCCTCTAGGAACTGTAAGAGGGCAAGTTTCCTCATAAGTACCAGCAGAAATGTTGATTATGTCACCATTCGTAACAACACTCAGTGCCTGTGCAATGGTGAGATATGGTTCATTAATATTATCACCAGAATTCGAGTCGCTACCAGTTGTAGCAACATAGTAAGTCTTTCCAAGTGCATTAAGATCACCATCAAATCTGGTTGCCGTTGCGACGCCAGATACATTCAATGCATCAAGTTCAGTGTGTCCATCAACATCTAGTTCAAATGCAGTAACAATACCACTAATATTAACGTTATCAAGTTCAGTATGCCCATCAACATCAATTGTATCAACACCATTGTTAAAAGTAGCAACTCCAACTACATCCAATCCACCACCAGTGACTCTGAGACCAGAACGAGCGGTGGCAATACCAACAGAATCTACATTGGTTACGTCCTCATACTTAAGGACACCACCAACAGTTACATCACCACTAAATGATGCTGTGGTTCCTGAAATCTGACTAGCAAAGGTAGAAATACCATTTGTATATAAGTTTCTAGTTACAATATCATCACCAATCGAAGCTCCTCCACCACCAGATCCAGCAGTAAGAGATCCAGCAATAAAAAGATCACTTTGGAAAGTTCCAACTCCAGCAACTGTAAAACCGCCATCAAAATATGAAGATGTTTGAGTAATTGTTACTCCAGATCCAATATGAACACTGTTATTATCTCCATCAATAACTACAGAAGAAGATCCAACAGTCAATATGCCAGTAATCCTAGCATCACCATGTACATCTAATGCATAAATTGAACTTGCTGTTGTTGTTGAAACACCAAGATTTGCCGTAGTGCTAATACCATTAACACCTGATACCCAATATCTACTACCCTGAACCCCTTGAATACCTTGAATGCCTTGAGTACCCTGAACCCCTTGAACACCCTGAACGCCGGTGGTTCCTTGAGGTCCAGCAGATTCAAAGGTAACTACATCTACAATATCTCCAGCAACTAATGCAGAATTTAGAATTAAAGTATTACCAGCAGAAGTTGTGTATTCTGTCGTGGTTAAGTGGACGCCATTAACAAAGACATCCATAGAACCAATCAGTGCATAATTTACACTGAAGTTGGTTTGTCCTTCTGTTGCTACAAATCTATATTCATCCCTATCAAAGTTAGAACCTTGAATACCTTGAATACCCTGAACACCTTGAACTCCTTGTGTTCCTTGAGTACCTTGAGGTCCTAGTTGGCCAAGTCTTTTCCAGGATGACCCATTCCACTGCCATCTATTGCCATTGGCAACGTAAATGTCATTTATAGATGGACTTAACGGAAAATCTAGTGCTGCTGCCATCAGGGATTATCTCTATTTATTTACGATGTGATATTCTATTTTAGTTATTTATGTCAACGAATTACATGCCTAATAATTCTCTAAGATCATTAACAGACAAACCAAGTTTATCCAACTTTCTTTGCGCTTCTGTCTTATAAACCCACCCTTGAGTATTATCAGATTGGTAAAGTTCTTCATCCCATTCGAAGACTACTCCAGTGGTTTGTACACTACTATCCGTTAGATAATTTCTGAAGTTACTAGGATATGGAATTGGGGGAATCCAATCATGAGAATTTCTATCGTAAGTCCATGAAGTATACGGTTGTGGTGGAAAAAACTTATTATTTTCTCTATCATAAGTGTATCCTGTTACAGCTGTTCTTTCTCTTTCAGATTTCATCTCTTCGGTTAGATCGGGATAAGTATTATCATATCTGAAAGTTCCATCGAGATTTAAATTTAAATATGATTTAACAGTTTCTGAAGCTGAAATTACCCACTCACCACCATATTTTCTTACACACTCACTTAAACCATAATCCAAATCAATTTCATTTGTTTCTGGATTTGTGACATCATTATCATCAAGATGTATAACTCTTTCAACTATATTATTTTCATTTATTGAGGCAAAATAATGGTTTGACATTTTCTTACGCTTGATAACCTTCTACTTTAATTATAACAATTCCTGGGCATCCAGCGCCACCAGAAGCACCTCCAGTAGTGCTTCCACCACATTCAGAACCACCGCCGCCACCGCCGCCACCGCCGCTAAATCCAGTTCCACCGCCGCCGCCACGAGCACCATTACCACTATACTCACAAAGACCAGCAGCCTGATTTCCATCGGTTCCATTTCCTGGAGTTGGAACAGCAGGTGCTAAAGAAGTTGGTAAAGCACTACTTCTTGTTATAACTAAACCACCGCCGCCACCGCCGCCACCGTTTCCAGCAAACGAAGATCCACCGTTTTGACCACCAGGTCCACCATTTCCATTAGAAAAAGTATAGTCTGAAAAGAAAGGAGACCAAGGACTAATAGTATATGAAGCATTGGTGCCAGCAGGACCTGCGTAAGCACCACCACTTCCTGGAGTACTAGGTCCACCAGAATATGGTCCGCCACCAGGAGAAGAACCACCTGGAAATAAAGAACCAGGAGCAGATGGAAGAGTGATTGGAACAGAAGATCCCAAAGTCGCTATTGTATTGTTCAATTTATATACTAGTGTTCCACTAGCACCACCTCCACCAGAACCACCACCAGAGTCACTACCACCATTACCTGGTGATCCACTACCACCCGATCCACCTGGAGTTAAGTGTATAACATCAACTCTGGCATCGGGAGCAAAAGAAATATCTGCTGTTAAATTCGCTGTTCCAGGAGAAGTAAATACAAAATATTGTGTCTCCCTATTCATATTTTTAACTGAAAGCCAACCACCTTCTCCAGAATAAGATTCTATGGAAGAAGTGGTTGAGTTAAAAATAACAGTACCTATAGCAGTTCCAACACCAGCATTTCTACCAGCACTATCAGTAGAAGCAATACCAAGGTAACTTTGTGATAGATCTCTATTTCTGGACATTACAGAACTTTTTAGTTATTTATCTAACGTCATTCGCATACTGAACAAAAGGTCCTTGAGAATTAACGTAGTGAAGAAAGATCTGATGATGGTATGTATCATCTTCTTTTCTCCTAATCGTTCTCCAAAGATTCTTGACCTTGCTATGCCTACTTTCTAGTGGATCTCTCCAGTGCTCACGCTCGCAACCCTTATAAACAGCAGCATCACCATTCTTCATTACAACACATGACTCACTACCATCAGGTCTTTCAAACCAAATAGGCCAAGGTTTATCTGAGTTTGTACTAATTTGAAGAGTTACACTAATTTCACATGCTGGACGATCACTATGCCGACTTAACTCTTGACCAAGATAATAAAAGCGATCATAGAAATAAGTGGGAAGTAAATCAATGCCTAAGCATTTTTCTATTTCTTTACGAACAATGTAATGTAACTGCTTGTACATTGGTACATTATATCTGGCAAGAGATCCATTTACTTGCATCTCTTCTGGTTCAAAAATAACCTTATCCTTACGGACATAGTTCATTTGACCAGATAGTCTTTTGCCAGTTTCATCCAGTGGAGGAGAACAATACAGGTTTTCAGGATCTAAGATAAGTCCAGGAAGAAAAAGATAACCATTCTCTTCAAAGGACTTATTCTTTGTCATGTCTGTGGTTGTTGGAAGGCAAGTACGACTATACCCCTCAGCATAAGAACCACCAGTCGATACATACTCTTTCATCACTTCCACCTCGGACCAACTACCCATCCAACAATACTCTTACGCAAACCAGAACGTACTTTACGAACTCTATGGGGAGTACGTGAATCAAATACCATCAAAGTTCCTCTTTGCTTTGGTGCAAAATAGGTCTTACCACTATTGTCTAAGAACTGAACTTCACCACCAGTATATTCAGAAGGATCAGAAAGTTGTAGTGCAAAAGAAAGTTTCCTTATGTATTCACCATTTAAAGTTACTTGATCCTCGGCAAGATTGTTACCAGAACCAGCAACGATTTGTGGTTTATAACAAGTGTCTATACCAGCATCAATGTGCCACTTATAGAATTGTCCTTCTCCATACTGTGTGTATTGAATATTTCCACCATCAATCTCTGTCAGATCATAGCAAAAATTCTCACGATTTACCTTGTCAATGTAGTACCACAACCAACCACCAATCCAGTGAGAGGTTGGAACCCATACATTTTTGCTATTACGAATGACTTTATCTACTTCTGCACCCATGATTTGAGAATCTTGTGCCTGTTCATCAAATCTTTTAAGGTCTTTTTCGATAATTTCTACAATGTCAGTTGGCATCTCAGTCATGTGCCAACATGTTAAATACGCCATACTTGAATAATATCCTTCAGGTTGATTATATAGTAAAGTATCAAAGATGTCAATAATTTATTCTTCAGATGATTCCTGTAAGAGAGCAATGAGTGCTAGTTTTTGCTCACGAGTTAGGGATTCGAAAGGATCTGATTCTTCAACTGGTTCTACTACTGTTGGATGATCGTTTTCAATTGGATGACAACACTCATCATCACACACAGCAGTACATCCTTCTGGTGGAGACCATACAGAAGTGTCTCCGTCCCATACAACGCGATTAATACACTTGCCTTCTGAATTTAAGATTGCGTAGATCATTTTTTTACCTCCTTATTTTACCATGCCCAAACACGGATTCGACCGTCGCCGCCGTTTCCGCCAGCGCCAGAATCGCCTTGACCGTCAAACGATGCGCCACCACCGGCGCCACCACCACCTATCGCTGCATTACCACCAGCACCAGCATCTCCAGTTTTATTCGGAGCACCGCCGCCAGCACCACTAAGTCCACCGGCAGAAATGCTTCCACCCGATTCACCATCAGTCGATCCAGCATTATTGGTGAATGGAGCATCAGAAGGATTCCAACCTCCAGGAGTTGCTAGATAACTAGTAGTGTTATATGCAGCACCGCCACCACCGCCAGCGCCGCACCAGCCTTGAAAACCACCGGCTGAAGCGTAAATCTGTGGATAATTATTGGTGCGGGACCCGCCGGGTCCTAGATATCTGAAGTTATTGTAAGCTGAATATTGTCCCCAGGCAACTGGGACTGTGTTGTTGTAAGGATTAGTCCCAACACTGTCATCGTCACCACCTTTACCTTTTGTTCCAAAACCACTAGTAAGGTGAGATCCAAATGATGATGTGCCACCATCTGTACCATCATTACCATTTGTACTATCCGCTGTAACAGAAGCTCCACCGGTTCCGCCAGCGGCAATAGTAATTGACTCTGTTGATCCTAGAGAACTAGCAGCAAAAATTTTCTTAGTTATAGGACTTCCCCAACCACCTGATCCACCATTGGTTCTAGTATTGGAAGCACCTTTTCTTCCACTACCGCCGCCGCCCCCGCCGCCGATAACTTCAACTTCAACCCAGGTGACACCAGCAGGTTTTGTCCAAGTTCCGTTAGATGTAAATTCTTGGAAATCAAGTGAAGAACCACCACCAGACCCAGTAATACCTTGGGTGCCTTGTGTTCCAGATCCAGTAGTACCTTGAATTCCTTGAACTCCCTGGGAACCAACAACTCCCTGAGTACCTGTGGTTCCTTGTCTTCCTTCAGTACCTTGAATCCCGTATCCCTGAACACCCTGAGTTCCTGTGTTTCCTTGAATGCCCTGAGTTCCTTGAGCACCATCGGAAGGTCCTTGAAGACCCTGCACTCCTTGAATCCCTTGGACACCAGATGAAGGTCCTTGTGTTCCTTGAGTACCTTGAGTGCCTAGATTCGATCTAACCCAAGACGATCCGTTCCATTGCCAGGTAGTACTATTCGCACTATAAGTTTGATTTAAACTTGGATTATCTGGAAAATTAAGTGCAGGCATTATTCAACTTTTTAGAAATATTTATTAGAGAGCAACTGCATATGCAATTGCTATGGCTTCAGAAACTCCACCACCACCGCCACCTGCTCCAGAAGGACCTTGAACACCCTGAGCACCTTGAGCACCACCAGTGTCACCCTGAATACCTAAAATACCTTGAGCACCCTGAACGCCAGCGCCCGTAATACCTTGAACACCCTGAGTACCATATGTACCCTGAAGACCTGTTATACCCTGTGTTCCTTGAGTACCAGCACCTGTAGTACCTTGAGCACCTTGAGCACCATCAATACCTTGAATTCCCTGAGTGCTGCCGCCACCACCACCAGAGAATATCGAACCATTTTGATAAAGGTCCCCAGTGAAATATATGTCTCCAGCAACAGTTACACCAGTACCAATAGTTTCAAGTTTCTTAGTATCCTTGTGATAAAGTTCGGCACTTCCAGATCCAGTGAACACTGCCGTTCTTCCACTGCTACCAAGATAAGTACCAGATACGCCACCACTTGAGATAACTACATCACCAGAGGTTCCACCAGAATCATTAGACTGCAGATGCAAATCATTACTAGCATTAGCAGATACCTTGAGTGCTGATGATTGTGGAGTTAATCTCCCTTTTAGAGAACCACTAAATTTGACATCTAAAGCACTATTAGTGGTAGATCTATCAATAATAACTCTATCACTAAATGTAGAAAGACCAGTTGCAGTTACACCACCAGTAATACTTACACCAGCACCAGTTGTTCTGATTCTACGAGTATTATCATAATAAAGAATACACGATCCATCATCAATATACTGTGCTTTTATTTCCGTTCCTGCTTGATTATTGAATATAATCTGATTTGCCTTAATAACTAAAGACCCGCTGGCATCTTCTTCCGAGAAGACAGTGTGACCACCTTGGGCTGCTGGCAATTTATAAATTTGCATTCGATCGCCAGCACTAGATCCAATGTTCAAAACATTGTTATTATTTCCATCTAGTGTTCTAACAACAATATTATTACCATTGGTATCTAAATCACCACCGAGTTTTGGTGTAGTATCTTCAAAAATACTAGAGATTCCAGATCCACCACCGCCACCACCACTTGAAACATTAGAACTGGTGAAGACCGCATTACCCATATAATCATGGGCTGAGCACTGATAATGTAGAACTGCTGGTGTGGTATCTGTGATTGTTATCTCAGTATATGCACCAGAACTTCCTGCAGTTCCTGCTGTTGTTACGTTAGTTGTGTATTGAGTGGTCTTGTCTGCAGTGGTATAAAAACGTAGAGGGTGAGTACTATTAGAAGAATGACTTTGATCAAATCTATAAGTTCTACCAGGCTGAAGATATAAGAAAGGAGATTCAAAACCAGTCTCTACATTCCTTCTTAAATAATAAGCACTAGAAGATCCTTGGCCACTATATCTGTGATTACCACTCTTAGATTGTACAGATACATTAAAAATTACAGTACCACTGTTATGTTTTGCTGCAATAAATTCTGAATATGATAGTTGAGAAGCTGATGCTATGCCAGTTACATTAATTCCATCAAATGTAGTTTCTAATTTTATCGATGATGAAGTGGGGTCTCCATGATAAAGTGTAACTCCATTATCATTATCAATAACTAATCTCTGTTCATAAAGTCCTACACCTTGTCCAGGAGTAGCTCCCCGCCCAAAGGTAAACGTACCGCCTCTACCATATAATTCCCAGTCACTATTTCCACCGGTTTGATATACATGTGCGGTTCGACCAACGCCTAGAATTTTACCATGAACAAGAGAATCCGGAATTAAAAATGAAAGTCCATTACCAAATGTAGAAACACCAGAGACATTTAATTGCTCAAAATTACCATCTAGAGCATAAGCAGTCCTCCACTTATTACTGCTAGTACCAAAATCTACTTGCTTATTTACTTGTGGAGATAAAACTCCTTGGTCTGATAGACTAATTAATGCTGTGGAAGTTCCGTTATATTTTCTTGCAATATTTAATGCAACTGACGATCCAGAAGTATTCGGAACTGTAAAAAGAAATCCGTTTGTAGCAGGACCAGAAACGTCTCTGGTTAGTTCAATTGCAGGACCAACTGATCTAAAAAATGTAGTGACACCAGAAACATTTAATCCAACAACACTCGCATCACCCTTAACATCGAGTTTTGCTATTGGATTTGTCGTACCTATACCAATATTTTTACTGGCAGACGTGGCAATTATACTTGCACCGACACCAACGTCTAAACCATCTTTTACTATAAAATTCTTATAATCGGCCAAGGTACTGTTCCCCCATATATTCTGGGTTTTTATACTTTCAAGTATTTAGTTAATAATTATATGTGTAAGTTCCTAGCACTCTAACAACATAACTGTCAGAATTTCCAACCCCAGTATTATTAACAAGAAGTCTTATAGAACCTGAGTCTCCATTCGAATCAAGATCAAAAGAAGCAATCGGAGAAGTTAAATTCTCGCCTTGACATACCGTTCCATATTCAATAAATGAAATTCTATTGGATCCTTCACTGGCGACTAGAAGTTTTGATATTTGTTGATCATTTCTACCTCCAAAACTGGTATTAGTAGGATAGATTGAAATAATCATTTCAATTGTAGATGGCAATGTTCCACTTGTACCAACGAGAGATATTCCCGTTGATCCTACTCCAACACCACCTTTCCATGAAGAAGTGGAAAACTCAGTTGGGTCGTACTGACCAGCACCAACAGAAAAATATCCAAACTGGGTTGCATTTACACTATTGTCAAAGCCTTCATAACGATAAAGACTACCATATACTGAACCAGTTACTGTTCCACTTAAAGAAGATATTAATCTATTGTTAGTAGCATCATATTTAAGAAATGCATCGCCATATAAACTCTGACGAGAACTTGCAGTAATATCTCGTACAAATGGAATATAGCAACTAGTATCAGTAATATTGGTGCCTGCAAGTTTAACAGTATCATCAAATGCAAATGTTATTGCTTTAGAGAAAGTAGTTCCAATTCCAGCAGAAGCAACTGATTTTGTAGTAATTGCTATTCCAGCTCCAGCAATTATCTCAATTGGTTCCTCACCAGATGCAGAAAGAGTGTCTTCCCCATTAACATACCAAGGATTAAATGTACTTCCAAGATCAACAAAGGCAGTTCCACCACCCTCATCAGTAACATTAAATCCACTACCATTATTAAATTGAATCTCGCTTACATTACTTACTGTTACGTTTGTGGCACCACCTTGACTTGCAACTTCCTTAACAGTTAAGGCAGTACCGCCTCCACCACCCTGGAAGAATACGGTAGCAATACCACTATAATCTCCAGATCCAAAATACGCTGTTGAAACACCAGGACCACTAAAATGTATTGATGTAGCTGCAACTCCTGCTCCAGAAATCGCATCCGTGCGAATTCCAATAGGAGCTGTAGGTCCTGCAGATTCAAATGTTATGATATCAATAATATCACCAACAGATGCTCCAATATCAAGAACTACACTTGTTCCATTAGTTGCAGTATAATCTGCCGGTGTTAAACGAACACCATTTAGATATACATCAATGTCTGTACCATCAACATACGTTGCTGCAAATGTTTGTTGTCCAGCAGTTGCAGTGTAATTAAATTCAGATCTATTGTAAGTAGTTCCCTGAGTACCTTGAGTACCCTGAGTACCCGTTGTACCTTGAGTACCATAAGTACCCTGAGCACCAGTAATTCCTTGAATACCTTGAGTTCCATCAGTACCTTGAGTACCTGTCGTTCCTTGAGTTCCTGTTGTACCCTGTGCTCCAGTGGTTCCTTGAGCACCATTGGCACCTTGAGTTCCATCAGTACCTTGAGTACCTGTCGTTCCTTGAGTACCTGTGGCACCTTGAGTACCATCAGTACCTTGAGTACCTGTCGTACCTTGTGGTCCAGTGGTTCCCTGAGTTCCATCAGTACCCTGAGTTCCATCAGTACCTTGAGTACCTGTCGTACCTTGTGGTCCAGTGGTTCCCTGAGTTCCATCAGTACCCTGAGTTCCATTAGTACCTTGAGTACCTGTTGTACCCTGTGCTCCAGTGGTTCCCTGTGCTCCAGTGGTTCCCTGAGCACCATTGGCACCTTGAGTTCCATCAGTACCCTGAGTACCTGTGGTGCCTTGAGCACCCGTATCACCTTTGTCTCCAGTTCTAGCAAAGGTGATAATAACGTCATCATCATTAGAGAAAGAAGTTACGCTTCCAGAAACATGTGAGCAACTGACTGTAAAGTATCCAGTATTCTCAGTGACACTAGAAATAGTGAAAAGAACAAAATTGTCTGCATTTAGACGAGTAGAAATTCTAAAATGACCCTTTATAGTAGAAGTAGAGTCATCAATAGTTCTTAAGAATGGTTGTATATCGGTTTGATTATTGTCGCTATCATCAATATAAAGGTTTGTTGAAGAACTAAATGGAAATCCATTAACCTTTAATTTTCCTGTTCCTGGATCACTATTAGAAATATTAGTACTAAAAGTGTAATCAAAGGTAGCACCACCAAAATTTCCATCAGTACCTTGAACCCCCGTCGTACCTTGAGTTCCATCAGTACCTTGAGTACCTGTTATACCTTGAGTACCATCAGTACCTTGGATTCCAGTGGTTCCTTGAGTTCCATCAGTACCTTGAGTACCTGTTGTACCCTGTGCTCCAGTGGTTCCTTGAGCTCCAGTGGTTCCTTGAGTTCCATCAGTACCCTGAGTACCTGTAGTACCTTGAGTTCCATCAGTACCCTGAGTACCTGTAGTACCTTGAGGACCTTGAGGTCCTCGAAGTCCTTGGGAACCATCCGTACCCTGAACTGAAGGTGCCCATTCGACACCACTACCAGTCGATGTAAGAACAGAAGCGGCAGCACCTACACTTCTGTTGTTATCATAAACTATACCAGGAAGATTAACAGGAGACTTACCTTGATATCCCATTTAGTGTATCCCCCTATCAAGTTTGTTCAAGAACACTTACGATAACATCTACACTTGATGCAGTGCTTGAAGTTACTTGTATTTTATCACCCGTCTGCAAAACAATCTTATTTCCGGCATTAAAATCATATAATGACCCATCAGGAATCAAAATTCCCTTTACAATATAAACATCATCAGCAGAAACATCTGCTTTATCAATCTGAACATCAGCAGTTACAGAAGACCCAGTTCTATTCGAAACGCAGAAGCCAATCACAGTAGCAGTTGTTGCACCCGGAACAGTATAAACGTCTTGCGTTACGGTGCCAATCGATGCTTTAGTATAACTTTTAAAAGTGTTTGCCATTTTTTATTATCCTAATGCGATTGCCAACGCGATTGCTTCATCACTTGCAGTAGTAAGTACACTGACTCCATCTATCTGAACATCCGTCGAACTATTTATACTACCGTTTGCGTCTAGACCACCTGTAATGGTTACACCAACACCAGTGGTTTCAAGTGTCTTATTATTATTGTGGTAAAGTTCTATAGCACCACCACTAAAGAATTTAGCTAAAGTAGAAGTCTTGGTGGTAAATAATATATCACCACTTGTAGTATTATTCTTAATGGTAAGATCACCACTTCCATTAAAAGTCAAAGCATCAGAACTGAGAGATGTTCTATTTGAACCTCCTGTAGCATGAACTTCAATCCTATTTTGGAAGTACGAAAGACCAGTAACACCGAAAGTACCTGCTACTGATACGTTGTCATGGAACGTAGAAACACCAACAACATCTAATCCACCACCAGTAACTCGAAGACCAGCACGAGCAGTGGCAATACCAATCGAATCTTGGTTGGTAACATTCTCATAAGTAAGATCACCAAGAACTGTTACGTTTCCACTGAACTCGGCACTAGTAGCAGTAAGAACACCAGATACATTTACATTATCTAATTCGGTATGACCAGTTACATCAATACCACCAGCAGTGGTTTCAAACTTAGTAGAACCATTATGATTTAACTTAACTGATCCTCCACCAGTTGCATAGATTGCCGTTGTTCCACCAGCAACCTGAACTTCAAAATCATCTCTAGATTTAATAACAATATCATCTCCACCAGGACCCTCACCAGCCGTAGTGGTTTCAATAATAAGATCTCCTTCTCTATTAGTAATAGAACTATTAGTTCCGTCATGTTTAATGGTTAGATCCTGCGAAGAACCGAAAGTTACATAAGAACTATCTGGAAGCGAAAAATATCCAGGAGATGAATTCCATGATGCAGTATAAGTATCACCCCTAAAAGCAACATAACCCTCAGCGTTAATTCCTTGAGAGAATGTAGAGATTCCAGAAACACCTAATTGATTTGAGAAAGTAGTTCCAGTGACAGTAACACCAGCACCAGTGGTTTCAAATGTTTTACCTCCACCATAATATAATGATACGCCAGCATTATTGGCAGCGTACAGCATAGTGGTGCCATCTTCATCTGCTAGATAAAGATCACTACCACGAATCTCTAATCTCCCAGATCCAGATTCGTTAATATAACTGCTATTTGTTGCAGAGTCATGATAAATCTGTAAGTCTTGACCAGCACCAAATCTTAGTCTGTCGTCATCACCAAGATTTACATTACCTTGGAATGTAGAAACACCAGTTACATTTAACTGACCAGTCGTTGTGGTTCCAACGATGTTGACACCCGATGTAGCAGTTTCAAATTTCTTAGAGTTGTCGTAGTAGAGTTCTACTGCTCCGTTTGTGGTGAATTTTGCTTTGGTTTCCGAAATTGACCCATCAGTAATAACAACATCATTATTACCACCAATATATAAACTTCCAGTTCCAGCATCAGTAATATTACTGCTTGATCCATTATGCCAAATCTGTAAGTCATTACCATCACCAAGATTAATCTTATCATTATCACCAAGGAATACATTGTCATTAAAGGTGCTGACTCCAACTACATCTAATCCACCACCAGTAATTCTTAAACCAGCACGGGCAGTAGCAAGACCAACAGAATCAACGTCAGTAACGTCCTCATAAGTCAAATTACCAAGAACGCTTAGGTCTCCAGTAATTACTGCACTAGCAGCAGTAAGAACACCAGATACATTTACATTATCTAATTCGGTATGACCATCAACATCAATGTCAGCATTAAGATCAATATCACCAGTGAATACTGAAACTTGCTGATTGTTAATTCTAAATGCTTCAGATCCATCAGTATTAAATCTAATAGTTCCATCAGATCCAGTATCATCAAGAGAAATCGAAGTATCACCCTTTTGTAATGCAGATACTTGGAGAACGGATGCCGTTAGAATTCCACTAACATTTAAATTACCAGTAATATTAGTCTCACTGGATCCACCAGGATCAATAGTGATGTCACCAGAAGTCGATGAAAATGTGTTAGCAGCAAGTTGAAGGTTGCCAACAGTTAAACTAGTTGGAGTAATTAAAGTCTGATTGGATCCACCATCAGTAACGACAAGGTTTCCAACATTCTCTAGGTCGTAAGATGTAGAAGCAAAACTTACTTGACCTGTTTCTTGATTAATGTAAAGAGAATCACCTACGCGGAAATCTCCACCTTGGTCAATACTTACAAAAGAAACTTGACCACTGTTAAGTTCAACTACCTCGTTTGCCTGAATAACTGTGGTTGGATCATTGGACATATCCTTTCCAGATCCAACATGGTTGAAGTTCATGGCAAAGAGTCTTAACTGAACTCCTACACCATCAGCAACTACACCCTGAGATCCGTATTCAACAGCACAACCAACCGAGCGCATTTCTGCACCAAACATGGTGTAATCAGCAAAACTGATTGCACTAGCAATACCAGTGAAAGTAGTACCATCAGACTGATAAAACTCAACTCTTTGAGTGGTTCCAATACCTACCGAAGTAAATGTCCCATATCCTTTGCCACTAATCTTGGCATAAGGATCATCATAATTTGTAATTGTTCCGACAGCAACTACAGAACCACCAGAATCAAACAACTTAACAACATCATTAACTGATGGTGTAACACTTGGTGTTCTAAACTTAAGTCTTGCTTCGGCAGTTCCAGCAATACCAACTGTTCCCGAAGTACCTACAATAGCTTGAGAAGAGAAATAATGGAAGCAATTCAAATACTCTGCACGAGCACCGTTCGTGAGAACAACACCTTTATTATTTGGAGTGAAGAAGGTAACCTCATTAAAGAGCATACCTGCTTCTAATGAATTACTTGCTACCTTAGATCCATCAACTAACGCACCACGACCAGCAATGTAACTAGTTGGTGGTGAATCTGCAGTATCATAACCATAAGGATCAGTGAAACTAGTAGATGATCCCTTGTTTAAAACAGTTACTCTCTGGATATAAGGACTTCTAGTCGTGATTGCGATACCAGTTGCATAAGAGAATACATAACCAGTATCATCAGTAGAATTATAAAATCCATCTTTGACTGTAAAATCTTCAACTGTGGAAAGATCATTTAGTAAGAGAATATTATTTGTCTTTGTAGCATCGGTTGGTTTAATAGTTGTTGCTCTAAGACCCGCACCCTTTAGAGTAACTCCTCTAGGAACTGTAAGGGGAACTGTCTCTTCATATGTACCAGAAGAAACATTAATTATATCCCCATCTGCTGCTACACTTAATGCTTGAGCAATAGTAAGATATGGTTCATTTATATTATCACCACTATTCGAATCGCTACCTGTAGTGGCAACATAATAAGTCTTTCCAAGTGCATTGAGATCCCCATCAAATCTGGTTGCAGTTGCAACACCAGATACATTCAATGCATCTAACTCAGTATGACCATCTACATCTAGATCAGCATTTAGATCAATATTATTATTAAAAGTAGAAACTCCTACTACATCTAGACCACCATCAGTAATTCTTAAACCAGATCTAGCAGTAGCAATTCCTACAGAATCGACATTAACTACATCCTCATACTTAAGAACACCACCTACTGTAAGATCACCACTGAAAGTTGCGCTAGTAGCAGTGAGAACCCCAGCAATATTAACGTTATCGAGTTCGGTATGACCATCAACGTCTAAATCACCATCGACATAAAGATCACTTTGGAAAGTACCAACACCAACGAATGTGGAAACACCAGAGACTCTTAGAGTATCAAGTTCAGCATGACCATGTACATCTAGATCAGCATTGAGATCAATGTTTCCTGAGAATGTAGAAACACCAGAGACTCTTAGAGCATCAAGTTCAGCATGACCATTTACATCCAGATCAAATGTGGTAACAATACCACTAATATTAACGTTATCAAGTTCAGTATGCCCATCTACATCGAGATCACCATTGAGATCAATGTTTCCTGAGAATGTAGAAACACCAGAAACGTTTAAGTTATCAAGTTCGGTGTGTCCATCTACATCTAAATCACCATTAAGGTCTGTGTTTCCTGAGAATGTAGAAACACCGGATACTCTTAATTGATCTACTTCAGCATGACCAATTACATCAAGCGTATCAATACCATTATTAAAAGTAGCAACACCAACTACATCTAGACCACCATCAGTAATTCTTAAACCACTTCTCGCTGTGGCAATACCGATGGCATCAACGTTAATTACATCTTGATAAGTAAGAGTTCCACCAATTGATACATTACCACTAAACTCAGCACTACTAGCAGTAATAACACCAGTTACGCTCATGTTCGTAACTGTTTGTTGATTAACCTGGAAGGTTGTTGCAGTAAGTAATCCTACGTTAAACTGGTCAGCTTCAATACCAGTTGAGTGAAGGAAAGAACTACCAATTCTAAATCCATCACTATCAATTGTTGCTGCAGTTCCTACAGTAATTTTATTTTCATTTGGGTCAAGAGTAATAGTTCCCGATCCAACGGAAAGAATGCCTACTACTCTTGCATCACCATTAACATATAGTTGTGTTCCCGCAGCACCAACAGCACCAACTTCTAATGTGTATCTTGGCAGAGTCGTTCCGATACCAACACTAGTGACTCCCACCGTAGCAGAAATGCTTACCTGTGAGACATCACCCTGTTTATCGTAATTTAGAGCTCTTGCTACTTGAGATAACTCAGAAGGAAATGCCATGGAAGGTTTTTAGTTATTTATGGTTACTCAGTATCAAAGAAGAACATATGAAATAGTCTAGAATCATACTTATCGTATCCAAAATATTTAGATGCTGTGTGGGGACACTTGGCATCCCAGATTACCAATCTATTAAAAACATTGGCGACAACATCAATGTGATCCCATGGTGTGGGATCTAAATGTTTGTTCCTCCAAATGATGTCGGATCCCTCAGTACTTACATGTCTAATGCGTGTTTCTTTATGAGAAAGTAAAGAAGTGCCACATTCATACGGTGCATCTGGTGTCAGATAAACAGTCGCTGCCCAAGTCTGAGCATCGGCATGATAAACCAGAGCATCTTCACAAGTACAGTGCTGGAACCTAGCACACATACCATGAACATCTGTCCAATTAGTAATTCTCCTCCCCATAATGGATTCAAATTTTTCTTTAGTTCCAGTAACTTCATACTGATGCTCAGTTCTCCTACCTCGGTGATAATCACTAAAGTGATAGTCTAAGGAAAGAGCAAAGTTTCGAATAGCAATTGGATCTTCATAAAAGTTTTCAACAACCCAAAGAGTGGGATTTGGGTTTTGATTTAATTTTGCATCTCCTAGGAAATATTTCATGTCAGTTCTGGGGGTTTAACGGCATTCTCACAAAAACGGCAGAGATTAAAGCATTGGAAGTTATCTGGGATAACATCTTCATAAGATTGTTCATAGAGATTTCCAAGAATATGCTCAAGACCATAGTCCATACAACAGAGTGATACATCACCATTTGGGAGCATCACATTGTGATACATCTTCTCAAGACAACCACAGGTCATCTCTTGCTCACCATGATAAATGGAACGATACTCATCCTTGCGATTGAGTAGTTCTGGTTTCATAATACTTTCACCAAGAAGATTTCCTGCTCTAGACCACATAGCATATACGGGAGCATCCGTGAAAACATGTCGCACACTTTCATGTACTGTTCCCATACACATAGTAGTAAAGTTATTGATCTGGGGCCAAACTTTACTGAAGTGTTCGATCACTTCAATGTATCTCTTAGTGATAGGATGCTTTGCTTTTCTTTCTTGATCGGGTAAGTGAAGAACAAATCCACCATTTGGTCCACCAGCAAAAGGAATGTGTTTGATGCGATCAATATCCTCAATACTCATGCCAATACCAGTGGTAAAGATTGAGATGGGATGACCCTTTTCATGAGCATAAAGAACCATATCAGTGCAGTTCTTATTCAACCAAGGTTCAGTAAATCCAGCAAAGGTTACACGAACTTCTTGTGGAAGTTTATCAACTGCTTTCTTGAAGTTATCGAGCGTCATAAAACGCTCACCTTTGTAAGACTTTTGAAGAGTTCTTTGTGGGCAGAAGACACAATCAACTACACAACCGTTTTGAGTGTCGATAGAAGTGGTGAATTCCATCGTTGGGGCAATAGAGTTTTTCCACTTGTCTTTTGGTTGCTCTCTATTGTCAATGTATAGATTGATTTGTTCATACTTTTCAATGAACCAATCATCCCATAAAGCCCACTTCATATCAACATAGTCGATAGAATAGATTTCATGTTTTGGAAATTCTCTGAGATAAGTATCCCTAAACTTTCTAAACTTAACTTTGTTTTCTGGAGTATCTAGGTGCCACTCACCAGCAATCTTACTGACATTTTTGCGAATCCAATCCATATTTTCATCATTGAAAATATCATACTCACCACCTTCACAATCAGTCTTAAGAAAATCAATTTTTGGAATATTATTTTCCCTAACAAAATTCATAAAATTAACAGATGGAATTGTATTCTCATTTTCATCCTCAGAGGCATAAACAAGACTCTGATTAAAAAGACCACATGTTTTTAATGAACCATCTTCTGGTCCAATTGCTTTATTTGTAAGAACAGTATTACTATCCTGCACATTTTCAACAAGATCTTTGAAAAGATCTGGGTGTGGTTCAAAGCAATAAACCTTTGCTGGATTTTGTTCTTTGATTAAATGTACAAATGGACCAACACTCGAACCAATATCAAAAACAATATCTCCTTCTTCTACCTTAAAGAATTTTTGATAGACATTATCAACAAAAATTTCTTTTTCGACAGTTCTCTTAAACCATTCGTTATTTGCAGCATGTCCCCAATTGAAATCTCTCAATCTCTTGGGTAGATAAACTCGATGGAGATCTTTTCCAGTATCTCCCAGTTTTTGGAGATTGTTTTTAACTGCAGTTAAATGAATTTCATCCAGAGGATAGTTCAAGAAAAGATCTTCAAGAATATCTCTAGCTTCATTGCACAGTCCAACCCACCATGCTGCTACTGCTTTTTCAAAACGAATACCATAATATCCAGGATATTCAACATCAACACCAAGTTTTTCTTCTGGATCTTTATCGGCAACTTTCTCACCGATAGAAGCAATCAAAAATGCATCGTGATAGTTCTCTTCTCTTTCATAAAAGCGACTCAGAAGAAAATACCCTTCAGGACGATTTGGCATAATTGTCAAACCATGCTGATACAATCCCTTAACGGTAAAGTTTCTACACCCCTGCTTACTGAAACAAATGCCAGCACGAAGAATACATTGATACTTAATAATATCTTGATCGGTTCTCTCTGCTGCTCTCAAATAGTAGGAGACTGCAGATGCTGTTTGATTAAGTTTATCGTAATAGATTGCCAGATTTAAATTGTTATCAACATTTTCTGGATCGGCAATAAAACTATAAAGCAAATTGCTCAACATTTTATCATTCATTAGTCAAAAACTCCTCCAAAACAGTCTCAGGAAACTTAAGCAAATAGGCAGCATTATCTTGGAATCCAAAAGTCATGAGCATATTTTCCTTATGTATGGCAAGACCAACGCAGAACTCTACGTGACCACCCATGATAAAGAACTTGTTTGACCACTTCACAAGATTAAAATCTTTATCCCAGAAAAGAACTCTGTGATAATAAACAGCATCTTTTCTACCAACTTCACTCTTGAACAAATCAACTTCATGAGTGATAGCAACATACCCACCTTTCCAAGGAATGACCTGAGATCCTCCACGAGGATACCCATCCATGTTTTTACCTTCCCTTGTGAATAGTTGTTCAGAAGTTCCAGTTGTAGGATTAACTTTAACCAGTTCTGTCGGATTGCTCCACTTAATATAGTGGTATGGCATATCAGTAACTGGCATCCAATTCTTTTCACAATAAGAATTTGGATCTAGTGGTGGTTGAATTCTTGTTTGTGATACTTGCTTTACGGCATTGTTCTCAACAACAAGTTCGCACAATTCCATTCTTCCTGTTCCAACAGTGTCCTCATCTCTACGGACACCAGAATAGAATAGTTTGTTACCCCAACGGAAAAGACGAGCATCTTCTAGACCAACAAAATCCCAGAGCTCCTTGTCTGGAAACTTTGATGTATCTACTTTGTTGCAGCGAACAACATCATAATTATCATTCAATTCCAAATAATAATTCCAAGTTCTAAGATGAATATCATCCTCAGGATGGACATAAGTCAGAGGACCATACTGATGTTGAAATAATTTTTCTTCGGAATGGTAGAAAGTATAATTAACAGATCTAAGATTAACCATAACCTTATCACCATCAACAAAAACTGATGGGTTCATCAAACCCAGACCACCAGTTAAGTTGGGATCAACAATTAAAGGATGTATAGATCCACCCTGCTCAATGGCAGATTGTGCGAATATCTTCATTCAATGAATACTATTTCTCAGTCACATTATATATTAGATTATCAAAAGTGTCAATCGCGTGGAGTTTCTGGTTCTGGATCTGGAATTACTGGTTCTACTTCACCTCTTTCCAATCTAGCATAATAGTCCTGATATTCATTAACTCTTGCTTGGAAAGCATCCTCAGTTTCTTTAGCATATCTATCTTTAACTGCTTGAATTCTAGCAGTCATTGCATCAGAAAATGCACCAGCTTTGAAGAGATCGTCCAGTTGTTCGGTGATATCTGGATACTCTTCTTTTCTTTTTTCACCATATCTCATCAATCCCGAATTTTCAGGAATTGATTTTGTTCCAATCTCTTTAATCAAAGAATCTTCGCCTTCATCAAAGTAAGCCATTTGTTTTCTCCTCTGTATGGTTTATTAAATTATTTAATTAGGTTAATCTCCAACGGATCATTACACGTCCAGGAGCACCATTTCCACCGAAGTTTGGATGTCCATAAGATGGACCGTTGTGATAACTACCAGCACCACCACCAGCGCCTGTTCCAACAATAGCATCAAGTTCTTTAGATCCAGCACCGTTTCCAAGTGGTTCTACACCTGTTACCATATTGGTATAAGGTTGTGTAGGAGTAGATCCAGATCCTCTACCACCACCATATCTTCCGTTTCCAGCAACCTCAGAAGAGTTTCCTCCTCCTCCGCCACCACCAGCGATATATTCTGCAGATCCTGTTCTCCAAGGTACTGCAACACCAACGCCACCCCATCCGTTTCCTGGAGATGATGTAGGAGCAGAACCACCAGCACCACCAGCACCACCGCCACCAGCACCAGTCCAAGTGTTTGCATTATTTCCGCCCGCATTCCCATATCCCTTAACAATACCCGTGTTCATGTATGGAGTATTATTAAAGGCAGTGATAGGCATTGGGGATGGGTCATATCCTGCCTGAGTTGGGTTCCATTGACCACCAAGATAAGTTGGGTTTGTTGGAAGTCTATATCCTTGTGCAGCGCCGCCGCCAGATCCACCTCTTACATCAATTCTCTGATAGGAGCTACTGAATCCACCCTCTGTAGATCCACCACCACCACCATCAGCAACATATGGTAGTGGAGATGCTGGTGGTCCTTCAATGTAAGAAGGAAGTCCTCTTTCTCCAAATCCACCAGGATAATATCCTCTTCCTTTACCACCACGTCCTACTCTAATATAATAGTTTCCAGCAGGTAAATCAACACCTCTACCAATAACAACTCCGCCTGCTCCACCGCCACCATTTCCATTTGTGGAGTGGAACATGCCGCCGGCACCACCACCACCAATAATCATGAAATCAACTCTGATTTTACTATTAACTGTTAGTGTTCCATCACCCCAGAAAGTTCTCGATTCATACTGATATCCATTTTCAGTATAGGTATTAACTTCACCACCAATAACACTAGCAGCGTATCCAACTGGTTGAGTAACTCCACCAACCGTAATACCATTACTATAACTAACACCACCAGCAACATCCAGTGTTCCATCAACGTTTAGAGTTGTTCCTGATGGAATAGTAACCTGAGAACCAGTTCTGCCTTGGATACTATCGACTCTTAATGTAGACATTCTTTCTTCCGTTTACGGCAATTTTGTTAAAACTATTTATAATTATAAAACTAATACACAGGTATCGTCAACCGTAACGGTGACTCCATTTTCAATATCATATGTAATATCATCTTGCAGATATGATGGAATTTTTCCATATCCGACTTTTTGCATTCCACCCAATGTAATACTAGTTTGGAACACTGAGCGAATGTTATCATCAAAAGAGTCACCTCTAAGTAAATTAGTTCCACCAATTTCTCTACCATAGTAGTTCATATCAAAATCAGTTTTATCTGTTATGGCAAGAACACATCCATCATCAACATAAACAGTAACACCACTCTCAATATCAACTGTCGATGATGGGTGAGTAAAGACTTCACCAAACTTTTGGGGAGATCCGATCGTGGTATTAGTATCAAACCCACCATAGTGAGTGAATAATACCTTATTAATTTGTTCTATGTTACGAACATCAGGATCAATGGTAATATCAGCTCTCGATCCAGTAATTGCAAATGTATTTCCAACACCAAGGAAGTTTAGTGTTGTCAGTGGTCCATAAGAAACAGGAGATCCATTAGAACTAATACCAATATTATATCCTTGAGTTGCTGTTACATAACCAACCAAGGAGACTTCATTGGAAGAAGCAAAATATCTCAGATTATTTGAACCAGTTGCAACGTTAGATGAGTTCTTGAAAAGAATCTGGTTAGCACTAGCGACAACTGGTCCAGGAATACCTTGAGTACCCTGTGTTCCATTAGTTCCTTGTCTTCCCTGAACGCCCTGAGCACCGGTAGCACCCTGAGCACCAGATGTTCCCTGTCTTCCCTGAATACCTTGGATACCTTGAACACCCTGAGTACCAAAAGCACCCTGAGCACCAGTTGTTCCTTGAATACCTTGAACACCCTGAGTACCCTGCCTTCCTTGTGTTCCCTGAGAACCTGTAATTCCTTGGATACCCTGAGTACCCTGAGTTCCTTGAACACCTTGGATACCTTGAGTACCTTGAGAACCTGTAATTCCTTGGATACCCTGAGTACCCTGAGTTCCTTGAACACCCTGAGTTCCTTGAACACCTTGAGTTCCTTGAGTTCCTTGAACACCTTGGATACCCTGAATACCTTGAACACCCTGCAGAGCTGCATTAGAAATAGTCGCTTTTTTCAGATCACCAACATCAGCATCATAAAGAAGAATATAGTCACTTCCAGAAGGTTGACCAACAGTCAATTCTGCACGATTATTAATAACTCCAGCACCAACCGTAGTTAGAGAAGAATTAGTAACTCCTGCACCAAGAGTTGTAGCAGAGAGAACATCGGTGCTATTAATTTGATAAGAGTTACCACTGGTGACATTTACATCATCATTAAATGTAGAAACGCCAACTACATCCAATCCACCACCAGTAATTCTTAAACCAGAACGGGCAGTGGCAATACCAATAGCATCAACATTGACAACGTCTTCATATTTAAGAGTTCCACCAACAGTAACATCACCACTAAATGATGCAGAGGTTGCTGTTAGGAAACCAGTAATTCTTGCATTATCAAGTTCAGTGTGTCCAGTGATGTCAACACCACCAACAGTGGTTTCAAATTTCTTGGAGTTGTTGTAGTAGAGTGATACTGATCCATTGGGTGTTGCTACTAACTGATTTTCATTTCCTGTTCTCGTCCTTAAAAGAATAGAACTATCAGACCTCAATACAAGAGAACCAACATTAACATCGTCAATAATACTATTAAGTCCATCGTGGAAAATCTCTAAATCTCCACCATCACCCAATCTTATCTTATCATTATCACCAAGATTTACATTACCTTGGAATGTAGAAACACCAGAGACGTTTAAGTTATCAAGTTCAGTATGCCCATCAACATCTAAATCACCATTAAGATCAGTATTACCAGTAACCGTAACAATACCAGAAGCAGAAATATTTCTTGTGGTGATATCTTCACCAAGAGATGCTCCACCATCAACAACAAGATCAGTTACATAAAGTGTCTTAGCATATGCATCATTTTGGAAAGTAGCAATTCCAATAAAAGTCGATAATCCAACAACTTCTAATTGATTAAATGATGCTGTTGTGGTATGAATTGTTACTCCAGATCCAACACTAATTGTATTAGTGTCTCCATTAATAGTAACAGATGAAGATCCAACTGTTAGAACACCAACGATTGATGCATCACCAGCAACATTTAGAGAATCATTAACAAAGACATCGTTCTGGAATGTTCCAATACCAGAGAAGGTAGAAAGACCAGCAACTTCAAGTTGATTGACAGATACTGTTGTGGTATGAACGGTAACACCAGATCCAACACTAATTGTATTAGTGTCTCCATTAATAGTAACAGATGAAGATCCAACTGTTAGAACACCAACAACTTGAACATTATTAGAAATGGTCAGGTCACCAGAAACAGTAGCACCAACACCAGTGGTCTCAAATTTCTTGGAGTTGTCGTAGTAGAGTTCTACTGCTCCGTTTGTGATGAATTTTGCCTTTGTTTCATTTATAGAAGCATTTGCAATAACAACTTCGTTGCTACCAGCAATATACAAATTGCCTTGTCCAGTATCAACTAAATTAGTATGAGCACCAGTGTGTCTAATACTAAAATCATCATTATCACCAAAATTTAGTCTTACATTATCACCAAGATTTGCATTTCCTTGGAATGTAGAAACACCAGAGACATTCAGTGTTCCACGAACATCTAACTTAGCAGTTGGATTTGTGGTTGCAATGCCAACATTACCATCAGAATCTATAACTGCTCTCTCCGACCCTGCAGTAAAGAATGTCAGAGCATCTTCATCTGATCCAGGAGAAGACTCTGGTTTAATATAAGTATCTCCATCAACGTCCTTAACACCACCAAGAGATCCCCAATCATTACCAGGACCAAATCCTTCAAACTGTGAATTAGTTGTATTATATCTAATCTGGCCAGTGACTGCAGTTCCTACTGCATCTTTTTCTGCATCAGTTCCAACAGGAATTTGAATAGAGTTAGTGCTATCAAAGATAACTCTATCTCTAAATGTAGAAACACCAGTTGCTTCTACACCACCGGTAATACTTACACCAGCACCAGTGGTCTCAAATTTCTTGGAGTTGTCGTAGTAGAGTTCTACTGCCCCATTTTCAGTATAAAGTAATGCGTCTTCGGTATTACTTTGATTGCGAAGACGTATAGTTGAACCAGTGATGAATATACCACCAACTCCAGTATCTTGAATAAAACTATTACTTCCACTATGATAAATCTGTAAGTCATTACCATCACCAAGTCTCAGTCTATCATTATCACCAAGATCTACATTATCACTAAAAGTAGCAACTCCTACTACATCTAGACCACCACCAGTAATTCTTAACCCAGAACGAGCGGTAGCGATACCAATAGCATCTACATTAACTACATCTTCATAGGTAAGAGTTCCACCAACAGTAACATCACCACTGAATGATGCACTAGTAGCAGTAAGAACACCAGCAATATTAACATTATCTAATTCTGTATGACCTTCAACATCTAGGTCTCCATTGAGATCAGTATTTCCAGATATTGTTGCAATGCCTGCTACAGATAAATTTCCACTAGCAGTTAAACTTCTTGTACTTAAATCATCTCCAAGAGTAGCACCACCTTCAATATTAATCGAAGGTGCTGATAGAGTTCCTCCAACAAACAGATTACCCTCAAAGGTTCCAATACCAACAAAAGTTGATACACCCGAAACTCTGAGATTATCTAATTCCGTATGACCTTCAACATCTAGGTCACCATTAGCATCAATGTTTCCAGTAAAAGTAGAAACACCAGAAACAGTAAGATTGCCTCCATTAACATCTAAACTTCCATTGATAATTGTCTTATTAGATGCTGCAGGGTCAATAGTAATATCACCACTCAGTGATGAGAAAGTCGCATCGGCAAGCTGCAAATCACCAACTGTTATACTTGTTGGTGTAATTACTGTCTGATTTAATCCACCATCAGTAACAGTCAAATTACCAGTGGTTTCTAAATCATAAGTTGTTGCAGCAAAACTTACATTACCACTTTCTTGATTGATATAGAATGCTTCACCAACTCTGAAGTCACCTTTATGGTCAATACTTACATAAGATACTTCACCATTATTCAGTTCTGTGACTTCATTTGCCTGAATAACTGTAGTTGGGTCATTAGAAAAATCTTTACCAGATCCAACGTGGTTAAAGTTTAGAGCGAATAGACGTAGATTTACACCTAAACCATCAGCAACAACACCCTGATCACCATACTCAACAGCACAACCAACTGAACGCAAGTCTGCGCCAAACATCTTATAGTCTGCAAGACTAATTGCACTGGCAATACCTGTAAAAGTAGTTCCGTCAGATTGGAAGAACTCAACTCGTTGAGTTGTACCAATACCAACGGAGGTAAAAGTGCCATATCCCTTTCCACTAATCTTAGCATAAGGTGAATTGTAATTGGTAATCGTACCAACAGCAACTACAGAACCACCAGAATCAAACAACTTAACAACGTCGTTGACTGCTGGTGTCACTCCAGGAGTTCTAAACTTAAGCCTCGTTTCTGCGGTTCCAGCTATACCTACTGTACCAGATGTACCAACAATCGCTTGAGATGCGAAGTAGTGGAAACAGTTAAGGTACTCGGCACGAGCACCGTTCGTGAGAACAATACCTTTATTATTTGGAGTGAAGAAAGTAACCTCATTGAAAAGCATTCCTGCTTCCAATGAATTTGAAGCAACTTCAGAACCATCAACCAATGCTCCACGTCCAGCAACATAAGTCGTTGGTGGATTGTCAGCAGTATCATAACCATAAGGATCAGTAGCACTAAGTGTAGATCCAGTATTAAGAACCGTTACCCTTTGAATATAAGGGCTTCTGGTCGTGATGGCAATACCAGGAGCATATGCGAAGGCATAACCAGTATCATCGGTAGAATTATAATATGAATTTCTGACAGTAAAATCTTCTAATGTTGATACATCATTCAGTAAGAAGACATTATTTGTTTTTGTAGCATCACTAGGTCTGATTGTAGTTGCTCTTAAACCAGCACCCTTTACAGTAACACCTCTAGGAACTGTCAGTGGAACTGTTTCTTCATAGGTTCCTGCCGAAATATTAATAAGATCCCCATTACCAGCAACACTCAGTGCCTGAGCGATAGTAAGGTATGGTTCGTTTATGTTGTTACCACTGTTCGAATCGCTACCTGTAGTGGCAACATAGTACGTTTGTCCAAGCGCATTGAGATCACCGTCAAATGAGGATGCGGTAAGAATGCCAGATACATTTACATTATCAAACTCGGCATGACCATCTACATCTAGATCAGCATTGAGATCAACGTTTCCTGAGAACGTAGAAACACCAGTTGCCTCTACACCACCAGTAATACTTACACCAGCACCAGTGGTCTCAAATTTCTTGGAGTTGTCGTAGTAGAGTTCTACTGCACCATCGGTGTTAAAAACACCCATGTTGTCTCCGCCTTCTTTTTGAAGGTTTATTGACGCACCATTAGACCTAATATTTAATTGACCTGTTCCAATTTCTCTAATATAACTATTAGATGCATCATGATAAATTATCAAATCTCCAAATGTTGCATCACCAAATCTCAATACATCACCATCACCAAGTCTTACATCTCCTTGGAATGTAGAAACACCAGAAACATTTAAGTTATCAAGTTCAGTATGCCCATCAACATCTAGATCAGCATTAAGATCAATGTTTCCTGAGAAAGTAGAAACACCAGTAACACTTAAATTCCTAGTTGAAATATCATCTCCAATTGATGATCCACCTTCAACATTAAGAGCTGGTGCATATAAAGTACCACCAACATAAACATCACTTTCAAACGTACTAACACCAACGACAGTAGAAACACCAACTACATATAAAGTTCCACCCTCAATATTTCCAGCAACGTCTAAACTCTTATCAACAATAACATCTTCATAAAAAGTAGAAAATCCAGTAATGCTTAACTGGTTTGCAAAACTAGATCCAAAGACAGTAACACCAGCACCAGTGGTTTCAAACTTCTTAGAGTTATCATAGTATAGTTCTACTGAATCATTGGGTTTGAAAACTGCTATTGGTTCATCACTAGTATCCTTTCGGATAGTCATGTTTGAATCACTTTCTACAAATAATTCACCAGTATTATTTTTGATGTAACTATTAGTTCCATCATGATGTATTTCTAGATCATTACCAGCACCAATTCCCAGTGTAACATTATCATCAAGATTTACATTATCGTTAAAAGTAGAGACTCCTACTACATCTAGTCCACCACCAGTAACTCTCAGTCCAGCTCTTGCTGTTGCAATTCCTACAGAGTCAACATTGACTACATCTTCATACTTAAGAACACCACCAACGGTTACATCACCACTGAAGTTAGCGGATGTTCCATTTATTGAACCGATAAATGTTGAAATACCATTTGCAGTTAAGTTTCTAGTTATAATATCATCGCCAATCGAAGCACCACCACCAGAACCCGAAGTTAAAGCGCCAGCAATATATACATCGCTCTGAAACGTACTTATTCCAGAAACAGCAAAAGCACCACCAACAAAAGCGTCTGTTGAAGTGATAGTTGATGCTGTACCTATCTCTAGACCGTTCTTTACCCTAAAATTTTGTGTTCCCACAGGTTCACTTTCCCCCGATGGTTTTTTAGGTATTTATCAAACCTTTACTGCATCGAAGATTATATTATAAGTTGTGATACCAGAACTTGCTGGTGTGGCAAGAAGTCTTAAGTTTCCACCAGATACATCCACATCATATGTAGCAACTACGGATGTATTGTAAATTGCACCATACTCATTATAGTATGCTGTAGATCCATCATGAAGTGCAGTAATCTTAGTCGTGTGATAATTTCCACCCTCGGTCGCTTGGATTGTATAGTCTATAGAACGATAGGATGCTACTGGAACTGCAGAGTGAATTCCAATCTGTGAAGTTGTTGTTGTCTCTGCTGTTGTTGTACCATAAGAAACCCTATCATCAATAGAAATATATCCATGAACATCAAGAGATTCATTTGGAATAGTTGTTCCAATTCCAACATTATAATTGGTATGAATACCAACATATGGTGGATCTGAAGAAACCCAATAGTTACTAATTCCAGCATTGCTTGTATCAACCCACTGCTGACTATTACCATCATCATAGTAAATCTTGAGTTGACCATATACGCTATCCCACCACAGGTCTCCTGCAAGTGGTGATACTGGTGGGAACTCACCAATAACTGCTAGATTCTCACCACCATTTGTATCAACCCACTGAGTACTATCACCATCAGCATAATAAACTTTCAGGTCTCCAGTGTCACTTTCCCACCAGAGGTCGCCTGCCCTTGCACCACCTGGTGGTTCGGTTGAAACAGAAACTCTTGCACCACCAACACTATCAAGGTCAATAACAACAGTGCTTCCATATCCAGTGATACTGAGACCAGTACCAACAAAGTTAATATCAGTAAATCCAGTACCAACTCTTGCCTCTGGGGTTATAACTCCAGAAGTTGGATTTACTTCGGTAGATCCAATACCAACACCAGCAACGAATAAGATGCCATCCTTATAGAGATCACCGTTGAAGTTAATATCACCATTAACGTCCAGGTCATAATTTGGATCGGTAGAAGCAACACCAACAGGACCAGCAAAGTATGCTCCACTATCAACTTGGAATGCTTGTGCGCTAGTTCCTGTAGAAGTTCCCGTTCCTACCAGTACTGGACCAGTTGTAAATGTTGTTAATCCAGAAATGATGAGAGTATCACCATTTATATTACCTGTAAGGGTGGCATTACGTGCCGTGAATTCATCAAATACCAGATCATCAGCAACGTAAAGATCACCACCAACATAGAGATCACTTTGGAATGTACCAATACCAGTGAAAGTAGAAACACCACCAACATTAATTGGTCCAGTGATATCTACGAAAGAATTGATATCAAGGTAAGAACCAAATGTTGTTACTCCAGATATATTAACATCATCAAGTTCAGTAAGTCCATTTACATCTAGATTTCCTTCTAAGTCTAGATCAGCATTAGCATCTATGTTACTGGTGAATGTGGAAACACCATTAACATTTAATTGTGTGGAAGTGAGATCACCAATATCATAAATCTCTGTTCCTGTACCAACAACTCCTGTAATTTCCTTATTGACTATCTCAAACCAGGCACCACTATGTGCAAAGAAAGCTTTACCATAACTATGAACATGAGCAAATGCACCATGATATGTTCCAGCATCAGGAAGATCTGAATAGTTAGAATATAGGAAAGGTATTACGTTACTTGTGCCAGCACCAACAATTCTTCCACCAAAAGTAGAAGCGCCAGATACATTTACAGTGTTTAATTCAGTATGTTGCTCTACATCTAGATTACCGTTGGCATCAATATCACCAGTAAATGTAGAAGCGCCAGATACATTTACAGTGTTTAATTCAGTATGACCATTTACATCTAAGTCAAATGCGGTTACAATCCCACTAATATTAATCTGTGGGACTTCTAAAGTATTGTATATTGTTACTCCGTAACCAGTAGTCTCAAACTTTCTAGAATTGTCATAATAAAGTTCTACTGCACCATCAACATTAAAGTTTGCATAACTTTCACTACCATCAGCATTTGCAAAATAAATTGCTGCAGTTCCTCTGATATTAAGATTACCAATACCATCATCTACGATGTAAGAATTTGATCCATCATTATAGATCTGTAAATCATTGCTTCCACCAAGATTAATTCTGTCGTCATTACCAAGATAAATGTCATCTTGGAAAGTAGCAATTCCAGTGAATAGTGAAGTATGAGTAACTTTTAAATGGCGAGTGGTTGTAAGACCAGTAACATCAAGAGTTGAAGATCTTACATGATCAATGGAAGAGATTCCAATATAATCCAGAGTTGTACCCTGGAGATGAGTAGCAAATCCTACATCAATATATGATGTTTTTGCATCAAGAACTTCAAAGTTTCCTCTTGTGATTGTTGCGGCAGTACCTGTAATATTTCTCGCGCTGATGCTAAAATCGCCAACCTTAACATCACCAACAGCAAGTCTAATCTCGTTAGGAACAAGAGTAGATCCAATACCAACTGCCTGATTAGTCAACCATGCATCAGTGGTTCCAACACCCATTGTGTTGTGCTTATACCACAACCACTGCTTATAAGTATTTGGTAAGCTATTAATTCCAGTAACTTGAAGAGGAACTAAGTAATGTCCTTCAGTACTAGCAACAGCAATACCAGAAGAATTTGCAGTATTATCTGTTGGAGTTGTTGTAGTAGTAAATCCAAGAATTAATTCTTTGTCTTCAATTCTTACTGTTTCAGCATCAAGAAGAATTGAAGTTCCACCAATACTTACGTCACCTTGAATGGTGAGGTTTCCATAGAATACTGAATCTGGAGCATGAATATCAAAGTCATTAGTGACTTCTAAGTTATATGCTGTAAGAGTTCCAGATACATTTACATTATCAAGTTCAGAATGTCCATTTACATCAATATTTCCTTCTAGATCTAAATCACCATTAGCATCTAGATTACCACCAATTGTAGTAACGCCAGAAATATTAACATTGTCAAGTTCTGTATGCCCTTGAACATCTAAATCACCACCAACTGATACATCACCACCAAGAGTCAAATCACCACTAAGTGTGGAGATACCAGCAACATAAAGATTGCCCTGTATATCAGTTTGCTTACCAATTGAAGTAAATCCGGTGATTACACTATCACCAATTACTTCTAATTGATATAGTGGATCAGAATTACCTACTCCAAGTTTTCCAGAAACGTAAGCACCACCAGTAACTTGCAGTTTTTGATTACTTATTCCTGTTGAGTAATCATTGTTAATGAGTACCTCACCAACAGTATTAATCCGCATTCTATTCGAACCGGATTCAGATGGTCTAACTTGATAGTTTGCTGTTCCAGTTTGGAAGATAATGTGCCCAGCAGTACCACTTCCAGACTCTGATCTAATATACAGATCGCCAGCATTGTCCTCAAAAGCAGAACTAGATTGACCAGGATCTACAAGAGCAATCCAAGGTCCACTTTGATCAAATACTGTTAGATTAGCAAATGGATTCGTATATCCGATACTAACATAGGTTGAAATATAAGCACCACCATCAACCTGCAACGTTTGGTTGAAAGTTCCTGTTGATGTGGCACCACCAACTAAAAGAGTACTCTCTACTGTAGTAACACCAGCAACATATACAGTGTCATCTACACGAAGATTCCCACTTACTCTTTCATTACCTATAACATATAAAGAGTTTTCTTCAGCGGTACTGGTTCCAATACCAACCTTACCGATAGTTTGTAAAACGGTACTACTCTCGGTAAATGATGATATACCAAGATTTAAATTAGATTTTCTGCCGCTGAGAAACTTGCCCATTTCTTATATTATTAGTTAAGTGTTTCCAGAATGCTGACGGTTAATTTCAAATTACTATCGTTGCTACCAGATAGTTGCAACGAATCACCAGACTCAAGAATCAATCTGCCATTTATAAGACTAAGAGTGTCTTTCCCCTCAATAGGGAAGTCTTTAACAATTTCAGTAGTAGTTACCGTTCTCTGATGAGAAAGAGAAACAGAATGTGATACAGAATCAATGTTAGCGACTTGTGCTAACAGAACAACACCACTGTACCCAACGGGAGCAGTGTAGATACCAACAGGACTTGTTGGTGCAACATATGTAACTGTTTTAAATACGTTTAATGGTAAAGCCATTTTATTAATTTCCTCCTAGTGCTAGAATTAATGGCGTCACGTTTGCAAACAAACTCTTCGAATAGAAATTACCAGAAATAGTTCCAGTCAATTGATTGATAATAACACCTTCACCAATTCTAAAGTTTCCAGCCTGATCGGTACTGGTATAAACGACCAATCCACCATTAGTCATATCAACTTCATTATCTTGAATTACAATACCACCATTCTTAGGAAGAGCAGCGGCAATAGTTGTACCAGATCCAACATACTCAAAAGAATGACCAGATGCTAGCAAACGACTTTGCTTAAAGAATGGAACTGTAGTTCCTACTCCAACAGAGAATGGAATATTTTCATTAACAGTTATAGTACATATTCCAGATGAAGTAATTTCTGTCGAACTTTCAATAGCAAAGTATGAAGGAAGAGTTTTAACATATCCCGTTGCCGTATTAAAACCAACGTCTGGAGCAGAAAAAGTTACACTAGGTGTAGTAGTATAACCTCTTCCACTTGAAATCAATAAAACGTCACTAACAGACCCATCTAGAGTTTCTGCAGCTGCAGTGGCAGTAATTCCCCATTCAGTGGATGGGTCATCAATAGTTACTGTTGGTGGAGAAGTATATCCAGTTCCACCAGAACTAACAACAACTTTAGAAACTGTGTTGTAGAGATGGTCAAAATAAACAACTTGACCATCAAAAGGTCTAGTAACATTTACAGAAACACTTCCAGGACTATAAAAAGTGTGGCGAATCGTTGAAACAGATCCAACATTTACTTCAAAAGTTGTAGTTGATGGAGTTGCTTTAACCTCAAAAACGTATCCATTATTTCCTGATGGATAATATAGTGGTGTTACTCCACCATCATAATCACAAGTAAATCCAACACCGTTAAGTGTAACACCCATTCCAACGTTAAACCCATGAGCAGATGCTGTGGTTGCCGTTAAAACGCCAGTAATATGATCATAATCAGCACCAGTGACTTGTAAGGTGCTCACACCAACATTAACTGTAAATACTGATGAATTAACTGGTGCTGATTCAAGAAGAGTTCCAGAGAACTTTAACGGACTCACACCATCAGAAACTAATCCGTAGTTACCAAATGATGAGTTTGAGTTGGTTAGGTCGCAAGCACCACCAGAACCAGTAAATACAGCAGTTTCATCACAGATAGTAAAGAGAGAAACTAACTGAGCATATCCCTCGTTCGTAATAGATGCTCCAATTCCTGCTTCATTATACTGAGTATAAGAGTCAAGAACCATTGACTTCAATGGTCCAAGAGCATGATTTCCATCGACTCTCAGACCAATACTTCTTGGGATAAAGTTTGTGCAGTTTTGAATATAAGGAGATTGTGCAAAATATTTGATATCATTTGGATTGAAAGCAAAGATTGCTCCAGTATTGGCCGAACCAACAAATGACATCTCGGTAATATAATTACCAGGACTTACATAAAAGAGATCACCTTGATTTTGTGGAGTAACCGATACCTCTCTCAGATTATCTCCAACAATACTTATTTGAGATGGAAGTGCAATAGGATTATCTTCTAGATAAGTCCCAGCACTAACTTTAATAACAGTTCCTGCTGTTGCGATTCCAACTGCTGCTTTGATTGTTCGTTTGGCGTCTCCGAGTTTGACTCCTGTGTTGTCGTCGTCTCCGTCTGTTGTGACATATAAAACATTAGTGACTTCTGTACCGGCGGTAAGATTAACAACCTCCGTAGCGATACCAGTAGCTGCAAACCTATCTCTTATCGTAAATAGGTTCGCATCATAAGTGTTAAGAGCTAATTCTCCCGTCTGTAAATCGGAAACCTGGGGAATTTTTCCAGGCACCGCAGATCGTTTGATTCTATACGGTGTTGCCATTTATCGCATTCGGTATGTACCAAAAGAAGCAGTATATACTGCCTTTGATTTATTTATTCAAGTTGCGTTATTCCTTCTTGGGCGATACGCAAACAAGTTAGTCGGTGGATCTGGTTTCATCCAGTCCTTAATTTTTTCATATCTCTGAATACTAAAAAACTCCTGAGAAAGATACCAATCTTCCCAAGGAGTATGACCTTTATCTTGATTGCAATCATGGCAGGCACACACAACATTCTTTGTGTAGTCTGCTCCACCCTTTGAACGGGGAACAATGTGATCTAATGTGAGTCCTTCTTCAGACCCACAATAGGCACATTTATTACCCCATTCTTCCTTTATCTTCCTCCTCCACATTCTTTTCGCTTCTGCCGAACTTGTTGTCTGGAGATTGAAGACATAGGCTTGCGGGGAGTTGTATAGGGGCATAAAAGAATTTTGCCGTTTTAGTTATTTATTTGTTTTGAAATCAACATGTTTCTTTTTACATGCTCCACGTGCCCATGCTCTTGCCATGCTGTCTACATGAGAACAAGGTTTTCCTTTCTCACCACAGTAGGGACACTTAGCATCATTTGGATCATTAGGGTATGAAAACTTCGGCATTGTCTTCCTCTAAGATAGGTTGAACTTCCCATGATCCACCAACACCACCATCCATATTCACAACAATATCCCGAGTAGGAAGTTGCTTACCGAAAGATACATCAACAATATCACCAGGATAAGGTGTAAATTGATAGTAGTGTCCATCACCTTTCATGGCAACAAGAGTGGTTGCATCTTGAAGAGATCCACAATCAGCAATCTTTTTACCACCTGGTTGAAATACAGAATAAAAACCGTTCATTTCTTTTCGTATGGGTGTGCCTGTTTCAAATCAGGATTTGGTTGGGAAGGAACTACTGGGTTCCTAGTTACATTTTCAATTACAATAAAGGCATCACTTTGATAACTTACTGTACCATAAGGTTTTGCCCACTTGGGGTTAGCACCTTCAGTCTGGTGAATGCCGCTGTTGGCAACTCCACCAATCTTGACACGAAGTTCATCATTTGGATCCCAATCCATCTTACCAAGAGCAATTGCTAGTTGCCCTAGCATATCAGCACTTGGGAATTTCTCTTTCATCACATTTTCCTCTGGTTCCAGGTTTCCGATCATCTCTTTTCAAGTAGTAAAGATTTGGCCAAGTATCCATTATTATAGCACGAAGTTTGTCTGGTGTCTCAGAACTAATCATTCCCCTGAACAGAGTCCCAATCTTTTTGGAATTGCTCAAGACCCTTGTCGGTCAGAACGTTTTTGTACATTCCCCAAAAAACTTTAGGAGGAATAGTAACTACATCAGTTCCAGCAAGAGCACATTGTTCTACTTGACGTACATCACGAACTGATGCACTCAAAATTTGAGTCGTTGTAAATTGACCGTTGCCAGTATATGCCTGACGAATATCCTTAATAAGTCCAATACCATCAATAGAATTGTCCATCCAACGACCGACAAATGGTGAGACATATGCTGCACCTGCTTTCTCTGCAAGGATTGCCTGAGCAACAGAAAAAATTAGAGTTACATTAACCTTATACTGATTCATTGCAAGTGCCGTACAAGCTTTGAGACCCTCAACTGTACATGGAACTTTAATAGTTACGTTCCACAAACCATTGAATGCTTGTGCTTGATCTATCATCTCTTCGGCAGTATCAGCAACGACTTCTGCAGAAACGGATTGCAAACTAGAGAAAGAAGTAGAGATCTCTTTAATAACTTCTACCGGATCTCTTCCACTTTTTTTGATAAGAGTTGGATTAGTCGTTACCCCATTTACTAATCCAGTTTCATGTGCCTTTGCAATTTCGGTAACGTCGGCGGTATCTAGAAAAATTTTCATGGATT